GATAATGGAAACAAAATCAATGTAACAGGTATCAATAAATTAATTGAACTGTTGCTAAAGATTGTTGAAAAAATCGCTAATCTGTTTAAATAATTGTACATAATGTACGAAATACGACATGAAACGCTTGTTTTTGCACAAAATCTGCAAAAAATATGTTTATATGTCGTGAATGAAAAATATAATTGGTGGAAATGGAAACCGTGTTGCTCCTTAAATATCACGCAAGCTCGAGGTAGCCAATTATAAAAAAATATCTCATCTACCATTTTTAGGAAGAAGGAGAAACGAAACCACTAGGTATTTAGTTGCTTAGTGGTTTTTGCGTTTATATGGTATAATATATGTACATAGATTAGCAGAGTGCACAATGCGACCAATACCATAATATGGTATAATATCTATGCTTAGGGGAATACAATCGTATTCTTCTTTTTTTATGCATAAAAACATTTGTGCTTGTGATATAATCATGTTGCTAGTAAAAAGAAGAGTGATAAAGGCCGAATCTCTCTTTTGTGTAGATAACATTGCAGACGTGTGATTGTATTTTCAATTTTCTCATGGCGGCACTAGCAAACAACTACAAAATGTGACAATTGCTAAAAGCTCCCCCTTTTTGTAAATGTCACAAAAACGATTCCATACCTAACACATCCAGGTATGGTTTTTGTTTTTTAACAAATATTAAAATTTATATGCTATATTATTGATGTGTTCTTCATAGATGGACACAACCCTTTCTAAGATAACTTTATGCAAAAGAGTCTCCTTACCAAGCGGGAGGCTTTTTTGTTTCTATATGGTTTTGGCATAATGGCATAAAGCACGTGGCATAACGCATGGAATATTTTTTTATATTCAACGGAATAAAAAGTAGCCAAAAATGAGAAAGTATGAGAACATAAAATAAACTAGATGAATAAAAAATAAAGAAAAATAAAGAGCTAGAAACTTACAAATATCATTCAACAAAAAGAAAATTGCTTTATATAAAGTACGATATATGTTAATGGCATGATATTGGCATAAAATAGCCTTATTTTTCACCTATTTTCACTAGTTTTTTATAAAATTTAAGTGTTATCTAAAGAAAGAGGGAAAATTACATGGCAGTAAAAAAAGATGAAAAAACAGGTACGTGGTATTTCTATGGTTCGTACAAAATGAAGAATGGGAAGTATAGACAATACAAGAAACGTGGATTTCCAAAAAAAGAAAGATGCAGTAAAAGCAGAGATCATATTCAAAGAGAATATTAAAGACCCATACAAGAATATTACATTGGAAGGATTATTTGATGTTTATGCAGCTTATACAGAGAAAAGAATCAAGCAAAGTTCATGGGTTAATCAGAATAGAATTTTGAATAGATGGATTAATATTTTAGGTGACGTGAATATAAAATCCATTACAACCAACGATATAGAGGTTTCAATGGAATTAATGATTAATAACGTAGGATATGAAACCGCAAAGAATTATTTATCTAGAATCAATAAGATGATGCGGTTTGCAGTTCGTAAAGGATATTTAGAAACTAATCCTTGTTCCTCGATAGAATTGGTCAAAGACCCAAACGAAAAGAAAACAGAAATGAAGTATTGGACTTTAGAACAATTTAATCTATTTATTCATTATGTTAAAAATCCTTTGTATCATCTTCTATTCACAAATCAATTCTACATGGGGATGAGAATTGGCGAAACACTAGCGTTGACTTGGGAGGATGTAGATTTAGAAAACAATACGATTGCAATTAAAAAGACATGGTCAAAAGACTTACATAAAATCACAACACCAAAAACTCCTAATAGCTATAGGACAATTACAATGCCCCAGTTCTTATCGGATGAATATAGAGATTTTAAAGAGATGTTGGATGTTCCTGAGAAATCATTTGTATTCGGTATAGATATACCCGTATGCAATACGACAGTTAGAACAAGAATGAGAGAAGCTATTAAAATTGCAAATGAGAATAACGAAGAACAAATACCTATCATTCGTATACACGATTCACGACATTCCTGTGCCAGTTACATGATTGGAAATATGGTAGAGATGGAAGCTCACATTTTAGCTTATATGACGTTGCAAAGCGTTTAGGAGACAATCTTAGCACAGTATTGAGTGTTTATGCTCATTGGCTACCCCAAGCAGATAAAGGAATTGCAAAGTTTATGGATAAAGATAATGCACTAGATTAATTTCTAGTGCTTTTTTGTTTGCAAAAAGAAAACACACCCTTTAGCGAGTGTGCCTTCCATGAAATAGAGAGAGATGAAAATACAGTTGCCTATTTACAGGCACTTAAAGTTTATCATGTTTCGTTGCGGACGTTTTGTGCTACCAAAACAATGCAAATTATTTATATCATCCTCTATCATTTATTATTTTTGGTATTGATCTATTAAATCGGCTAAGTGTTGTAGTGAGACACCATACAAATTACACAACCATTTAGCATCTTCAAAGTATACATTTTTTCTACCATTTTCGATTTATGAAAGCCATGATTTCGTTTTGCCCCTTCTTTCTGCTACCTCTAACATTGTGTAATTAGCTTTGTTTCTCAATTCCTTTAATGCTTTTCCTTGGTATTCAAATTTGTTCATGTCCTCACCTCTTTCATTATACATTATAATTATAAGTACTAAATTAAATACCTATCTAAAATATATCATAAAGTACACTGAAAGATAACATAATTATAAAAAAAATAAAAAAAGTTATTGACTAATGTACACTAATAGAGTACTATATGAGTGTAAGTTAACTAATAGTGTACGGAGGAGGTTAAGGATGGAGAAAATGACTATTAAACAAATCCGAGTCGGATTGAACATGACTCAGAAACAAATGGCTAAATACCTTGGTATTTCTACTGTTAGTTATACTAACAAAGAAATTGGAAAAAGACGTTTCTACTTTGATGAAGTAAAAAGAATATGTGAATTAGCTAAGATTTCAATTGATGTTGTAAAAATTGAAGTTGCAAAAGCTATCTAACTTATTTTTTTAAAATCAAAGTACACTAATGGAGTACTTAGAAAGGGTGAATGAAATGGCAGAACCAAGCGGAAGATTAAATTCAATTAATTTAATCCATGAATCAACAGAAACGGAAAACAAAGTGTTAGATCTTCTAATCAAGAACGGATGTTCTAATGAAGATTTATTAAACGTATCTTCAATGCTTCAAACAATTTATATGTGTGGATTTGAAGTTGGGAAAAGATGTGTAAAGGAATGAAAGTGTTGCTTGGATATAGAGACATCATGGAACTTGGTGTTTCTAAAAAAACTGCATACAAGATGTTGAATCTTATATGCGAATCTGAGGACTATAAAAAGTCCAATTTAGCAAAGGTTATTGATTCAAAGAAAGTTCCAACAAAGTTATTTATCAGGATGTTTCCTGAGTTCAAAGAAAGGTGTGAACAACATGATGAATGTAGATGATTTAAGAGAGTTAGATGACAACAGATACATTGATGAAGATGAGGAGGAAGAACAAGATGAGTACAGTTACGAAGACTACTGCTACGACTTCTGCAAAGAAGAAAGAGACGAAGAAGCCTGGTTCTAAATCAACCGCAAAGAAGAAAGCAGTTGAATTAGGTGATTGTATCACGCTTCCTTCTTTTGCTAATAACGAGTACGAAACTCATTACTCAATGCTAGTTAGAAGTAAAAAACAAACGCATATAGTTAATCGTGCTGCTAAGTTTAATTACATTTGCTCGTTAATCTGTTTATTAGTTTCTCTAGCTTTCATGGTGATAGCTAATTGGTACATAAGAGGTTTGTAAAATGACACAAACAGAAAGAGTTATCAAGCACCTAAAGGAATATGGTTCTATCACTCCTTTAGAAGCTATTAAAGAGTATGGAATCACTCGTTTAGGTGCTCGTATTTGGGATTTAAGAGACTTGGGATATGACATTGAAGCTCAAACCGAAACTTCAAAAAATAGGTTTGGAGATAAGACATCATATGCCAGGTATGTTTTGAAAGGAGGGGTAAAAAATGAATCTGTATCAAGACACAGATAAATTCAGTGTCGAAAAGTACGGAAGCCATGAAGAATGGTTAAAAAAACGTGGTCGTGGAATTGGCGGTTCGGATGCATCGTGCTTCATGGATTTGAATCCATGGAAAACGCTTAATCAGTTGTGGCACGATAAAAAGTTCGGTTCACAACAGATTACGAATGATGCTATCGAGTATGGGAATACCGCAGAGCCTTGCTTAAGAACATTATTTCAGGCGAAACATCCTGAACTAGATGTTCAATACATGGATAACGTTACATTGGTTTCTAAGGAATACGAGTTCTTGAGATACAGTCCTGATGGTCTAATATACAACAAGGAAACAGGAGAAAGAGGAATCTTAGAAATCAAAACATCTAAGATAATCAATTCTCAGAGTTTGCAGAAATGGGGAAGTAAAGGAAACGAAACAGTTCCTGACAACTATTATTGTCAAACTTTAGAAGGATTGATTGTTACGGATTTTGACTTTGTTATCTATTGTGCAGAGCTTAGATTTGCAGATGGTGATGCACGAATCATAGAGCGTTCATATCGTAAAGAAGAAGCTTTAGACAGTATGAACGATCTAAAACAAGCAATGATAGAAAAATGGGATAGGTACTTCATAGGTGATGTAGAGCCACCTATCACATTGTCTATATAGAAAAAGAGGAGATGGAAATATGGAATTTAATTTAGAGGTACGTGCACAAAACGGAAAAGTGTACACAAACGCAAGTGATTTATTACCTGAAATCAAAGAAGGTTTAAAGCACTACAACTATGTAGTAGATGAAGAAAACTATAAGAAGGCTAAAACAGATAGAGCTGCTTTAAACAATTTGGTAAAGCTTGTATCTGACAAGCGTAAACAAGTTGAAAATGATGTCTTTGCTCAGTGGCTACAGGATAAAAAAGACATCATGGCAGTTGAGAAAACAATCAAAGCAGCATCCGATAAATTGGGTGACGGAATTAACGAGGTTGACAACGCAGAAAAAGAATTAAAGCGTAATCAAATCAAAGAACTATGGACAAACATGACAAATGATAAGTACCCATTTGATTTGGTTTTTGAAGAAAGATATTTGAACAAGTCTGTTAAGCCTAAGGAAATTGAAGAAAGTTTAAATAATAAGTTCTTGAAAGCCGAAGAACAATTATCGTTCATTGAAGCTTCACTTCCAGAAGATGAACTACAGGCAGAACAAGTAATTCAATTATTCTGTAAGACATTGGATTTAAGCAAAGCTACAGAGAGAATCAATGAAATAAAGGAAGCTAAAGCAAAACTTCAAGAAAAAGTAAATGCTCAGATTGAACAGTCTAAGCAAGCTCAAGCTATGAATCAAACAACGATTCCTCAGAGTCGATTAGAAGCTCATGAAATACAAAGTCAAACTCAAACAAGAAGATATTGCGTATTCCGTATTGAAGGATTTATGGAAGAGTTACAAGCTTGCAATCCAGTTTTAAATCAACTTATTAAAGAATATGGTGTAAAAATCAATATTTTAGAAAAAGGAGAATGTTAATTATGTTACAAAACAATATTGCAAAGAAAAATGACAATCAATTGGTAGAATTTTCTGCCAACGGAGAAAAAGTTAAATTATCTCCAGCTATCGTAAGAAATTACTTAGTAAATGGTAATGGTCAAATTACAGACCAAGAAGTTGTGTATTTCATTAATTTGTGTAAATCACAAGGATTGAACCCATTCATTAAAGATTGCTACTTAATCAAGTACGGAAATACAACACCAGCTCAAATGGTGGTTTCTAAAGATGTTTTCTTGAAACGTGCAGAAAGAAATTCAGAGTTTGATGGTTTAGATGCAGGAATTATCGTAATTAATAACGAAAGTGGTGAATTGACATACAGAAAAGGTGCTTTCTACTTAAAAGATCGTGAAGAAGTTGTCGGTGGATGGGCAGATGTATTTAGAAAGAACGTTTCACATCCAACGCATATTGAGGTTTCTTTTGAAGAGTACGCAGGAAGAACAAAGGATGGAAAACTTAACTCACAATGGAGCACCAAAGCCGCCACTATGGTTCGTAAAGTTGCGATTACTCAAGCATTAAGAGAAACATTCCCTAACGATTTCCAACAGATGTATTCAGAGGAAGAAATGAATGTGGATATGAAATTGGATGAAACTCCAATCCAACAACCTACAAACATTGTTGAGCAAGCACCTGTTCAACCACAAACATATTCACAACCTGATGAACCACAACCTGAAGGTGTAAGTCTTGTATAAATCAAAACGTAGCCAAGCTACAGATATTCCTAAATCAGTTAAAGATACTGTATGGGAAAGAGACGGGAGAATGTGTATCTTTTGCGGTTCTCCCTTCGCATTTCCCGAAGCACACGTAATTCCAAGATCACAAGCAGGACTTGGAGTAGAAAAAAACATTATTACAGTATGTAGAAGATGTCACAATCTTTTAGACCAGAGTCCAAAGAGAGAGAAAATGCTAGGCATTGCCAAAAGATATTTAGAACGTATCTACGGACATATTGATGAATCAGAGGTGAAATATAATGCTAAGTCAAAATGAATTGTTGTTTAAATACAATCCATTCAAAGTTAAATATTGGAAAGATGAAGAAATCCAAGAACAACTTGAAATTTTAGTGGATGCTTATATTCCTGATGAAAGTGCAGTTATGGAAATGGCATTAAATGTCGAAAACCTTGCAAATCAAATGTTCTTAATTGGTGAAATGATGGCTAGATTACAGGAACAGTCGAACATTCTTAAAGCAGATATTGAAAACAAAATGACAAATGCAATTTATGTTGAGCGAAGTACTTGGGAACGTGAACATGATGGGAAAGCACCAAGTATTAAATTCTTTGAAGCATTAGCTTGTCAAAAAGTAGCTGATGAAAGAACAAAGCTTGCGAAAGTCGATTCTGATTTAAAGCGTTTCAAAACTGCTTATGAAAGTATCGAAGCCAAGATGAATGCGACCAAGAAAAAAATCGAGGTCACTAAGTTTGAAATCGGAGGTGCGTAAAATGGCTTTCATTGGAATTGACCCAGGAAATATAGAGAGTGCATATGTAGTTGTTGCAGATGATTTAAGTGAAGTCCTAGAAAAAGGGAAAGTTGAAAATCATGAATTGATGAAATTACTTACTCGTTTCAAGTTAACATATGATATTCGTTATGTAGCTATTGAAATGATCGCTTCTTACGGAATGGCAGTTGGTGCATCTGTATTTGATACGTGTGTATGGATAGGGCGATTTAAAGAGCATTGCTTGAAACTTTTGTGGGAAGTGGAGTTTGTATATAGGAAAGAAGAAAAAATGCTTCTATGCAACTCTATGAGGGCGAAAGATAGCAATATCAGGCAAGCACTTGTTGATAGGTTTGCTAAAGATACACCAAACAAAGGAAAAGGTACAAAATCAAATCCAGGTTATTTCTACGGATTCAAAAGTGACATATATGCAGCTTTAGCAGTGGCTTGTGTGTTTTATGAAAAAATGAAAGAAAGTGGTTGGAATCATGCAATATAGAGATTTATCAGGTAAAAAGTTTGGAAGGTTGACGGTTATTAAATACGATCATTCAGATAAAAATAGGAACGCTTGTTTTGAGTGTGTTTGTGATTGTGGTAATCATTGCGTGGTTAAAGGATCACGATTAGTGTCTAAAACTAAGCCTACAAGAAGTTGTGGATGCTTGCAAAAAGAAAAGGCGAAAGAACATTTAGCTGAACTTGAAAAAGAAGGAAAAGTAAAGCGTGGTCAAATGAGGACTCATGGTATGTCAAAAACACGTATATACCACACTTGGCTATCCATGAAAAAAAGATGCGACTGTAAAAAATATGATCATTATGAAAATTATGGTGGGAAAGGCATAAAAGTTTGTGATGAATGGAATAAATCATTTGAAAATTTTTATAAATGGGCAATAAAAAATGGGTACGAAGAAAATCTTACAATTGACAGAATAGATGTTGATGGTGACTATTGCCCTGAAAATTGCAGATTTGTAGACCAAAAAACACAAGTTAGAAACAGAACAAACACTGTATTTATAACACATAATGGCGAAACGAAAGCACTTATAGAGTGGTGCGAAAAATATGGCATAAAATATAAACTTGCACACGGAAGATACCTTAAAGGATTTCCTTTTGAAAAAATATTTTATAAAGGGAATCTTAGGAAACACATAGGAACGGAATGCTAGGAGGTGTGAAGTATGGCAGTGATTAGAGTAAATAACACTAAAGGATTTACAGTAATGAGCAATTACCACTTTCAAGATAAAGAAATCTCACTAAAAGCAAAAGGACTTCTTGGTTTGATGCTTTCTTTACCTAGTAATTGGGATTACTCAGTAAATGGATTGGTTGCAATCGTAAAAGAAAATAAAGCAGCAGTTCAAACCGCACTAAAAGAACTTGAAGAACACAAATATTTAAAGCGTACTAGAGTTCAAGATGAAACAGGAAGGTTTGATTACATCTACGATATTTACGAGAAACCGTATGACAAATTACCGTGTACGGAAAATCGGTGCACGGATATTCAATGCACGGAAGTTCAGTGCACGGAAAATCAACCACAAATAAATACTAATAAACAAAATACTAATAAACAAAGTACTAAAGAATTAAATACTAATGAATATAAAGAAAAAAATATAAAAAAAGAAAGTGTTAATTCTGTTATTGCAGAGTATACAGAAAACAAAGATTTGCAAGATGCATTACATGGTTTTGTTGAAATGCGTACTAAAGCAAGAAAACCTTTGACTGTTAGAGCAATGAAGTTATCTTTAAATCAATTAGATAATTTGGCGGTAGATGATGTTACCAAGATTGCAATTGTAAATCAGAGCATTGTACATACCTGGTCAACATTCTACAAATTGCAGAACAATAACAATGGCGATCAAAGACAATTGACGAGAAAAGAAATGGGGTATGCATTTTGACATTAGAAGAAACTGAAAGAATCTTACAGGTGCTAAGAATCAATTACCCAATGAGCTACAAAAACATGACTCAAGAAGATACACAAGCTTATTTAAAACTTTGGCAAGTGTCTTTTAAGGATTATGAATACTTGGTTGTAGCAAAAGCAGTTAATCAAATCATTCAAAGTGACACAAGAGAGTTTGCTCCAAACGTAGCTCAAGTCAAAACAAGAATCAGTAAAACTGCGATTGGAAAAACTAAAGAGTGTGGAGAGGCTTGGGAAATCGTTTTAAGGAACGCTAAGTGCGACCCTCATACGAGTAAGGTAAACTACGATAAACTGCCTAGAAACATTCAGAAAGCACTAGGAGGGAGCTATCTGTTAAGAGATATTGCATGGAGCAATAAAAAAGACTTGCAATATTACCGAGATAGATTTTTACAAGCTTACAAAGAGATATGCGAGGAAGAAGTACAGTTATTAAATTCAGGTCAAATCAGTTTGGAAATGTATCAACAACACGATCAATTGCCTGCACCTAAAAAAAAGGAGGAAGGTATGAAGATGTTGGGAGATTTGATGAACGGATAAAAAGTAGGAGGGGTAGCAAGTGCAATATTATATGTTGGAAAAAAATGATATATCAGTTGTACGTGGAATCGTATCTTCAAAAGATGTAATGAAGGAATTGGGCATTACAAACGCTCAATTCTCCAAGATGGTTCGGAACGATGAAACGTATAAAGGATGTATTCTTCTTCCTATTGAAACGGATGAGGAAGAAAGAAGAAAAGTAACAAGTGAAGATGACGAGCAATTCCAACTACTCGGCGAAAGTAAAACAGGAATCAGATATTACATCACAAGTTATTTAAGAGTTGTTTCTGTTGATCTAAAAGGAAACCAAAAGGAAATGAAAGCTAAAAAGGAAACGGAATCAATATACAGAGTTGTAGTGAACCTTAAAGAAGGAAAACGATACTTGAATGTATTGTTTGAAGCATACAAAGCGTTTGTTGGTGAAATAGAAAAGAACGATTCTATCGTTTGGGACGGAGAAATGAAAATCGAAAACCTAAGAGTTATCAAACTAGCTCATATGCAAGGTTTGAGAAACAAGAAGAAAGTAAGAATAGGCGATACAGTCTATAGCTCAATTGCCGAGTGTGCTAGAAAGAACTTCATTTCTAAATCACATATGTATCAGATGATAGAAGGAATCAGGCCTAATTCAATAGGTGTTGAATTTGTATAAAGGAGTTGAAAAGAAATGAACAGAGTTATTTTATCAGGCGAAATCGGTAGCGATATTGTTTTAAAGAAAACTGCTACAGGACAAAGCCTATGTAACTTCTCAATTGAAGTTAAAGAAAAAGGAAAGAATGGACAAGAGTTTAAATCTTTCTTCGATTGCACTGCATGGGGAGAAAATGCAGAACATATTAATCAATATGGTTTCAGAGGACAACATATCGCAGTTGACGGAAAGCTTCAGAAAAGCTCATACACGAACAAAGAGAATCAGAAGGTGTATAAGACTAGCGTGTACGTTATGGACGTAGAATTGGCTTTAAACAACGCTACAATGCCACAAACGCAAGCTTATCAACAGACGTGTCAACAACAAGCAATTCAACAAACATATCAACCTCAACAACAACAGATGCAGCAACCGCAAACAGTACCATTTACAAATCAAGTAAATTGCCAATCATATCCTACAAATGATGATTTGGGTGAGGGGATGCCATTCTAGATGATTGCAAAAAGATATGATGATGAACTTATGTACAGTGTTCAGAAATGTTATGGCGATAACAAATACAAATACTGTACAAAAGATGGAAAACTAGCTTTTAAAAAGCCTGGTAAGGATTTTCTAGGGGCAACAAAGGAAAACATTATGAATCTGTATGTAATTGAAGGAAGTCTATACATTGGGGAATATCTGAAATGAAATTGTATAACATGAATTGTTTGGATTATCTCAAGTCTGAACAATTCCAAAAGGATGTCCGTACTCAATAAATCTTCAAGAACAACTTGAGGTTATGGAGAAATACTTTCCTAACGAAAGAAAGCAATGTGAATTGATTTGGAAGCCTGTATACGATGAATATAGAAGAATTGGTTATCGGTTAAAGAGAGTAGAAGAAAATAGATTGTTTTAAAGGAGTAAAAACATGGCAAAATATTTGTTTAAATCGAATATATTCGCTCAATTATCGGAAATCGTAGAAGCTGATTCAGAAAAAGAAGTTTGGAATAAGATTAGAAATCGAAAATCTTTTGAAATTAAGCGAAAAAATTTGAAAGTTTATCCAGCATCAATTGAGATTAGAAAAATCAAAGAAAAAAAGGAGAAAAACAACATGGAATTAAAAGAAACAGTAGAGTTAATGAACTCTGAAGATTACAAAGAAAGATTTGTAGCAGAATATCGCCAAGTAAAAATCAGATATGAGAAATTGAAGAATTTCTGCAACAAAATTGAAGTTGAAGAAATGTTAGGCAAAGAAGTAATAAAACATGATTGCCCACTTGAACTATTAAGAGAGCAACAAAAATATATGGGATTGTATTTATCCGTTATTGAAAAAAGAGCATTGATTGAAAACATTGTGTTATAAAAGGAGAAAAAATGACAAATACAGAAATAATTAAAGATATGTTGGAAAGACAGAAAGCATATGACGAAGAAGTATTTAAGAAACATAATGTTGTCTATGTTTCTAAAAGCAAATTAGAAAGTGCGTTGTTTGATGAATTAGGAGAATTGATGCACGCTCAGAAATCAGATTGGTGCTGGTGGAAGTTCACTCAAGAAGAAAAAGACCCTGCTAAAGTATTTGAGGAATACATTGATGTTGTTCACTTTGCTTTAATGTATGAAATCAAGTTCGGCTCAGGGTGCTATCAAGATGAGGATATTAAGTGGAATTACAACAAGTTGAAAACGGATTTAGGATTTGGACAGGCATACGCATTTAGTTGTGTAATCAGTTTAACACGAGATGATAACGTATTAGCTTACATAATTGCATTAGGATTGCATTTAGGATATTCGATTGAAGAAATCTATAACGAATATATCCGCAAGAATGAGATCAATAAAGAAAGATTAGCGAATGGGTACTAGGAAAGGAGATTTAAGAAATCAGGCGGGAATTCTCAGTTACTTGTAGCCGAGATGAAAGCCCGTCTGTAAGGTAGTTTAGATACACTATATGTATAATATAAATGTATCATTTACTTGTATTATATGGCGTTATTCGTTATACTATATGTATGGAAAATAAATACACTCACGCAAGAACATGCGTATATAACATCAATTATCATATAGTATGGTGCGTCAAGTATCGCAGAAAGGTTTTATCTGCTGATATAAGCAATAGACTTATCGAACTGCTCAAGGCTGTTGGCAATGAAAAAGGTTTTAGCGTAGTTGAATGCAAAGTCGGTGAGAACGACCACGTTCATTGTTTCGTATCAGCCCCGCCAAAGATATCTGTTACTCAGATAGTCAAATATCTGAAGGGTATCTCGGGTAACCAACTATTCAGAGAGTACCCACAGCTTCGCAAGTCTCTATGGAAAGGTCAGCTATGGAATGGCTCGTATTTCTGTGAAACTATTGGCTCTACATCGGAAGAAAATATTCTTCGCTATATAGAAAGGCAAAAGGACTGTCAACTATGAATAAGGCAATTAAGTACAGAGTATATCCTACAACTGAACAACGCATACTGTTCGCCAAGACCTTTGGCTGTTGCCGTAAGGTCTATAATCTCATGCTTTCTGATAAGATTGAGGGGTATAAAGCAACTGGAAAATTTCCTGCCTTAACGCCTGCAAAATATAAGAAAGATTATCCATATCTTAAAGAAGTAGACAGCCTTGCACTTGCCAATAAACAGATAGATTTGCAGGAAGCTTTTCGCAACTGTTTTAGCAAGTCCCGCAAAAAGAAGAACGGCTTCCCTAAGTTCAAATCTGCAAAGCGTAGCCGTAAGTCTTACACGACAAACAATCAAAAGGGCACAGTAGCCATTATAGATAACAGATATATAAAGCTTCCTAAAGCCGGTAAGGTGAAGGCTGTTATCCATCGCATTCCTAATGATAATTGGATTATCAAATCGGCTACTGTATCACAGGAATCAGATGGAAAGTATTATGTTTCTATGATTTTTGAGTTTGATGAAGTTGAAAATACTGATATAGCCGATAAAGCTAACGCCATTGGATTGGATTACGCTTCTGATGGTTTATACGTGGACAACAACGGTAATGTGGGTACGAATCATAAGTACTACCGTGAAAGCCATGATAAACTTGCTAAAGAACAACGCAGACTTTCTCGTATGCAAGGCTCCAGAAAAGGAGAGGAGAAGTCCAACAATTATTGGAAACAGTTACGTAAAGTAAACAAAATTCATAGACATATTGCAAACCAGCGTTTGGACAATCTGCATAAAATATCTACTGAGATAGCCAATCAGTATGATGTTGTTTGTGTGGAATCCTTAAATATGCGTTCCATGTCTAACAAAGGTTTTGGCAACGGCAAAGCTACTCTAGATAACGGATATGGGATGTTTCTAAAAATGTTGGAATATAAACTTGCGGACAGGGGCAAATATTTTGTCAAGGTCGACAAATGGTTTCCATCAAGTCAGATATGTCATAAGTGTGGCAGCCAGCATCCTGAGATGAAAGACCTTAAAATCCGTGTTATGGATTGTGACTGTGGTTTGCATATTGACCGAGACCAAAATGCTGCCATCAACATTCGAAACGAAGGGTTACGTCTGCTTAGTGAAGTAGCATAAACAAAACATATACAGTAGGGATGGAATAGCCCAAACTTATACGCCTGTGGACATTGCGTAAGACATTGAGCTGCGTAACATCGCGGCCAATGCAGTAGTGGGTGAAGCAGGAAGCTCGGTAACTTGTTGCCGAGTAGTTCACAGAGTGGTGGGATAAACAAGGATTTGTATTAGAGGCCAAAGTATTAGGCAAGAAAAAAATGTTCCACAAAACTTGCGATTATGTTGGAATTACAAATCGTAAAATAGTCGCTCAATTATATATTGATGACCGAGCTTATAAATATGAAGGTCAGACCGCAAAACAAGTCATTAAAGACTTGACTGTTTTCACAGAATTAAATTAGGAGAAAGAAAATGATTAATTTAAAGAACGGATACGGAATTGTATCAGACGGAAAAAGCTATACTTTGGTTCAAGATGCAATTCAAAAAAGCAAAGACGGAGTAGAAACGGAAATCAAGAAACAGATTTCCTTTCACTCTACATTAGAAGGAGCTTTACAAGGCTATTCAAACTGTAGAATGGCAGATTTAGTAGCCAATGTAGATTTAGATTTGAAAGATGTTAAGCAAGCTATAAATGAGCTTAAAGAGGAATTAAAGGCATATGAATGAATATCAAAAAGTGTTGCAAGTTCTTGAAAAGGAATATCAAGTTACGTGTGATGTAGCAGGGATAGAAGAGACTGACCGTGCCAAGTTATATTTTCGATTGTTGGGTGACCTTACGGATAAAGAAACACCAAAGAAACCAATAGATGTTGAAATTGGACCATGTGGTGATTTGATGTTATGTTGTCCAAATTGCCATAATGGAGTTGTACCTATTCCAACATATCATGGAAACAAATATTATCCACGTTGTCCTTTTTGTGGACAGTTATTAGAAGGAGAAGAATAAAATGAATAAATATAAAGAAGCGTTAGATGAAATTAAAAGCATAGTGCTAGATGAAAGTGGTGATGGATATCGCACTCCAAAGTATTTACAAAACTTTTATTTCAGTTCATGCGAAACATTACAAGAATTGGTTGAAAGAGCAACCCCAAAGAAGTTGGTATCCACAAGGCATACACGAAGATGTCCATCATGTAATAGACAGATGAGTGATATCAACAATGCACATCCAAATATGAAATTTTGTCCCAATTGTGGACAAGCATTGGATTGGGAGATAAGAAGATGACTGCTAGAGAAATGTTTGAATCAATAGGCTATCACCAAGTAGTGATAAGTCCTAAGTATTGCAGTTATTCGTTTGATGATGGTGGGTACATTAAGTCTATTGAATTTATTGGAATAAAAAAAGAAATAAGGCTTCACGATTTAGAAACATATAATGACAATAAATCTCAAGGTGTATTTGTATTAGATGAATATGAACTAAAGGCAATAAATAAACAAATGGAAGAATTGGGGTGGCTACGATGATTTATTTCGTTGCAGGATTTTTCATAGGTGGCATAGCTTCAATGCTCCTTTATTCCTTAGTTGTTTCAGAACGTATAAACGAATTGGAACTTGAAAATTGTAGATTGATTGACGATCTCAATAAAGCGGAATATGAAGTTAGAAAATATAGGTATACATATAGAGGAGTGTCTTATGATGGGTTTGAAGAAACGAAATAAGCCTAAAGAAAGTACAGATGTACTAATTAAATTGAATGTTACTGTTTATGATACAGAAAATAGTAATTCATGTAATATTGTTGATTCATTATTAAATGATATTTGGAATATTGCGTTGGCAAAAGAAGGGGTAGAAGCTCAAAGCATGACTTCAAAATATATGAAGGAGAAAGTAGCAAAATGATGTATTTAAGTATGGCAATCCACAATATAGCGGTAATGATATTTACTGCATACATGGTAATTCATGTTCATCCAATTTGGGCAGTATGTATCTTATTCACTCATAGAATTGGAGTTAGAGTTGTACGTGTTCCAATTAAGGAAGATACAAATGATGATGCAGTAGATGACGTGTACGGAATGGATTGGAATGAAGAAGATGATAGAAACGAATCAATTAGAGATAAGTTTTAAAAGCATAGAAGAAGCTTTAAGAAATCAGGCGGGAATTCTCGGTTACTTGTAGCCGAGTAGTTCACTTGAGAGAGATAGGAAAATATACGGGTTGCAGCAGCATAACAGAAATTTAGAGGATAAATTAGAGAGGATAGGTGGTTATCATTATGGAAATCCTAAACAATAACATTTACTGGTGTGATTTACCGAAATACAGTAATACAATTCTTTATAAAAGGAGACCTTGTATCGTTATTTCAAACGATATTCAGAATAAAGGTAGTAAAACAGTGAATGTAATTCCAATTACCAGCAATTTAAAAAGAACGGATTTGCCTTGTCACGTAATGGTAGATACAGGACATGAATATGGAATGGCAAAAGCAGAGCAAATCTTAACGATCAACAAAGAAAATGTTAAGTGGCATATCAAACCACTCGATAGACGAGAAGAAAAAGAAGTAAAATGTGCATTATTAACTCAGATAGGGATTATCTAGATGCCTAGAAGAGATACAGAATACGAGCATTTCAAAGAAACCTGCGGAGGATGGTTTAATTACCATGGCAATATTGGTCTAAGAGCAGGGGATATCGCAATGGCAACATTGTTTGATGAAACAGAATTAGTGCAAATTGTATTGACTAAACCTTATACCTACAATCGTTGGTGGTGTAAGATCGTTGGTTTCAATAGTGATGGAATTGAATATCTAGTTGACAGAACAATGATATTACAGATTTTGATTGATAAAGAATACAACTTGCGTAGAAAAAGAAGAAAAACTTCTTAAAATCAATTTAAACACGTCTAGAAGTGATTCTAACGAGCAAAATAGATTGAGATGAGTATTTATTAGGGTAAATAAATAAAAGGCTAAAAACACGTTTAAAACGGTAAATATGTTTATAGCCTTTTTATTGTGCAAAAGAATTTAAAAATTTATTAAATTAATTATATACAAAGATATCGTTATATGATATACTATGGGTGTAAGGAAAAGTACAGAAAGTAGGAGGAAAAGAAAATGACTAAGGAACAATGGGAAAAAGAACATGGTTATGTTTACGGAAGAAACGGAAGGTATTGTGATAATCCTGAATATTTAGGAAAATACGTGGAATATTACAGAAATAATGTTCACGAAACCACTATCGAAACCGATAAAGTTGAAGCAGAGAACGAAGAATCTATTTTTGTTCGAGGTATTTGGCAGCCGAAGTCAAATATCATTGATGTTATGGAATAGACAAGAGGTGGAAACTATGGCAAAAACAAGCGAAGCAAAGATGAGAGCAAATAAGAAGTATGCGAAAAAGAACGTAAGTCAAATTTGCCTGAAATATATTACAAAGAACAATAAAGAGATTCTAGAAAAGTTAAATTCAGTTCCAAGCAAAGCAGATTATGTAAGGCAATTGATTTTAAAAGATTTAGAAAGAGAAAAGAAAGAGGCTAACAACAAATAGCCTTTTTTTATCGTATTTTTTTAACACGTCTGCATTGAAAAATGGTATAATATATGTAGTTAAGGAGTATCTAAAAAGACCAAATATTGCCACTCCTTGACGAGACATTTTTAACTTCTACTTACTCAGAATTGAGTGCCTCGGGGAGACCTGAGGATATTATAACGGTGTAAGTGCAATATTTAATTGACGGGGGATGGTGCAATAGAAATAACGCCCTATGAGTGCAATGAAAATTGTGCCACCCCATTCGCAACAACGCCCCCGAATCGCAATAGCCGACCTAATCGCAACAGGATTTGCACGAAACGTGCCCATGTATCGCAACAGAGGTCGGGGGAAAAGAAAGAAAAACAAGTAAATTCAGAGATATAGAAACGTCCATACAATCAAATATGCGTAATAAACACGATAAGTTCCATAATGTTTACACAAAATTGGTTTAAGTTGGTTCATAAATTGTCATAGCGTAGTCATATACTACTACTGGAATGAATAGGCAGATATTTCATTTCATACTCCTTTAGAAATTCTTTATTAATTCTATATCTTGAAGATTGTATGGTTTAAGGTTCTGTATTAACAGAGCCTATATTATAAATAGTCTTAGGTAATTCTGCTTATTTTAAAACGATTGATATTAGAAAAAGCGATATATCTTAGTCCCTCGGCATATATATAATAGGAAAGAGGTTCGGGGGAGATAAAGAGGGGTTTTGACTTCGGGGGAAAGAAGAAGTGAGGAGCTACGTCCTCCACAGAGCCTTCCAAACCCTATAAGAATAAGATATATACACTATTATTACTAGTATTAACTGCCTATCAAGTTCTAATGAAGTTTGATGGGTTTTTTTATTGTCTTTTTTGATGAATTAATCATTTGTTCACAAAAATAAATGAAATTCCTTTAAATAAAGGACATTTGAAGTGTTCCAAAAACAAAATTTTGTCAATATAAAAAATAAATTTTGTATTTTGTATTTTGTAATCGGCGAAAAATTTTGCATTTTGTATATTTTGTATTTTGTAAATTGTTCACGATTCTTAGACAAAAACACGGTGTGGTACAAAAATTTCCGCTATTATATTCACGATTCATGAACAAAAAGCAAAAAAGTTCTGATTTTAGCATCTTTTATTATGCAAAAAAATATAAAAATTTATTAAATTAATCATTTACAATAGTATTATTATATGATATACTATTGGTGTAAGGAAAAGTACTTAGGAGGACATAACATGAAACAAGTGCATATTGGGTATCACAGTTTTACAAATTCAGAAATCGTAGAAGAGGTAGCAAACGTATTGTATAAAGACGATTTCAATGTTGAATTATTTGGTGTGGATTTATGGGCGGATGAATTGCCTGACAATTATCAGATTGTTGATTATGGGTCGAGAGAAACAATGCTAGTTTGCGAAGATGGTGAAATTATTGATGATGCAGACGAAATCGCAGAATGGGAAGAAAGGAACTGTTATTAAGCAATAGAAAGTAGGAGGAAAAGAAAATGGAAAAAAAATATTATTATGGAAATGAAATAAGTCAATACGGTTTAGAGAATGGGCGAGTTGACTATGCGACGCTTGCAAAATGTTTCGATGCGGTCTTAAATAACGACATCATGCAATTGACTTATGAAATTGGTTATTGGGATCAAGTGAGCGGTACCGTTGACAACTCGGAAGAGATAGAAGAGTTAGAAGAAAAACGAGACGAGCTAGAAGAAGAAAACGAAAGCAGCCCATCTCAAATTCTAGAAAATGAAATTGACAATTTAAACGATAAAATAGAAGAGCTCGAAAGAGAACAAAACGACGATCAAGAGGTCTTTCAATGGTACATAGTAGATGATTGGGGCGGCCGCTTGTTAACTGAAATTAATGAAATTGTTTACTACAATGAAACGCTTAACATGTATTTATGGGGCGTTACTCACTATGGCACTAGTTGGGATTATGTTTTGACTAGTATAAAAATTGATTGGTAGGTGCTTACAATGACAATATTTAATGTAAGATACACACCAAACGGCATAAATGTGTATAACTATGATTATAATTATGATCATAATGATAATGATTATACAATAGTACGTGGTTATAAAGTGCCATTAAATGAATGCATACGTTTCGGTACTATGGGGGCGTAAAAAAGAGGTTGATAGATGATTGATCAGTTAACAACTATACTTGTATTAATTCTAGTACTTGCTTTTATATTAAAGTACTGGATTTGGATTGTATTATTATTTATAATAACATTTGTTATTATTTACTTATTGTGCTAGTTAAAATATTAAATATTTAACTAGCTTTTTTATTGTCTTTTTTTCTTCTCTTTTTCTTCTTAAGTTGCTGAAAGCATTTAATTGATCATGATTGAATTGTATATGAAATGCATACATTCTATAAAGTTGGGGTTGCTGCTATAGTTTGAAAAACGCAACAGGAATTGACGACACTACACACCCCATGCCTTCCCTCTTGACCAAACCACATTTTTTACACATAGCACTGTATTAAGCAGAGTGCTAACACCAATAGTTACTAACACAAACCACCCCCTTTTTTAGATAAAAATTTTTGGAAAACGAAAATTCGAGTTTTGAAAAAAATGAGTTCAAGTGTTTTTTATAGGGGTAAAAACGTCCTCAATAAAATCATTTATAATGTAGGGAGGTAGAGAAAGAGAGGATGAGAGTATGCCAAGGGCAAAGAGTGTTTCAGAATTAAAGCGTGAGGATGAAGCTAAAAGATTCTTTGACGAGTATTCAAAGAGTGGGAATATTACGAAGTCCATGCAAAAGATTCGTCCTGATTTAAGCGATAAGAGTGCTTATAACAAGGGATATAAGATATTAAACAGTCCTTTATTTAGGAATGTCATACATGAGAGGGTAAAAAAGAGAGACCAAAGAAGTGTTATGACAGTAGAGCAACGCAGACAGTGGCTTAGCGATAACATTCAAGACGAAGAAAAGGACATGAAAGACAGATTAGGATGTTTAAAGGAATTGAATAGAATGGATGGCATTGGAAAGAGCAATATTTTAAATGTTGGAAGTGTAAATAATATAACTGTTGAACAGAAAAGAGCGATTGCGGAAGAAAGAATCAACGATATATTAGGAATCAAAATGGGAAGTGAATTTTTAGATGCCGAGGTAATAGAACACGAGGAGGAAGAAAACAGTGAAGAAACAGACTCTTAGTGTTACGGAACAGTATTTTAAGGATGTAGAGGATTTAAAGGAAGCTAAAGCTATTAATAAGAGCCAAGAAGAAGTTGTTAGGTTGTTGAAGGAAGCTACCCCGAAGTATAAATTGAAGAATTGGACGAGAGGGTATATCCCCGAACATTACAAACGATTGAATATTTCTAGACAAGAGGCTTTTAGACTTGCGGTTATCGGTGCAAGAGAGGCTTTAACATATTTTCAAGTCAATCTTCACTTTACACAAGCTATGTTGTTCGGTGCGGTTGTAGAAGGGTACGATACTATCTATGCAATTACTACTTCTCAGTACGGGAAAAGCTGGACTTTAGGTATGATTGCTATTTATCGTGCATATAAAGGACATCAAGTACGAATTGCGGCCGCAACAGGAGAAACCGCAACTATCATCATGTCAAAAGTAATTGGACATTTACAAAATGCAGACGAGTCTATTCAGAGTTCTGTATTAGATTCAGGAAACAAGATTGAAAAATTACAGACTTCTACTTCCAAGACTAAGATTTCATTCAAGGGCGGAGGATGTGTAGAAATCGTTACATTAGGTGGAAACAGCGTAGACCCTAAAAAGAACAATAACGCTATCGGTAAGGGTGGAGATTATATAATTGACGAAGCGGCCCAAGTCAGTGAAGATGCGTATGCCGAGATAGGACGAAGGGAATTTTCAAGTGTTGACGGTTCAAAAGAGCTTGAAATTGCTATTTCAAACCCCCACAAACGAGGAGAGTTCTACGATTGCATGACAAACGACAAATACCCCGAAGAAACATTAGTTGTTTGGATGGATGTCCGTACTGCATACGAAGAAGATCGTATGAAAAGTGCTTCTCAGATACTAAATTCTCATTTTTACAAGAATAGAAGTACTTGCCAACGTTATTTAGTATGCGAATTAGAGGAATTTTCAGATGAAAGTATGTTTAAAACCATGACTTTAGACGACGATAAAGTCGATAGTTCCTATAAAAAGCGTTTTTTCTTAGGTGTTGATTCGGCTTATACAGGTAAGGATGGTATAGATGTTGCTTTATGCTCACAAAATAGATACGGAAACTGCAAAATAGAGACAATTTACAATCTAAAAGAGGGTGTTTGGGTTCAAGGAGTCACATCTGAGAAGATTATTACTAAGATTGTTAAGATTATCGAGACATTAAACATCAAATATGTTTGTGTTGACGTTGGATTCGGTACTTGGTTGACCGAAGGATTGTCAAAATACTCTGAGAAGCTAGGATTTATCCTTGAAGGTGTCAATTTCCAAGGAGGGCCAACAAAAACACGTATCAAAGCAAGACATTACAGTGCGGTTTATGCATTTAATCTAAGAGCAGAAATGTATTTAGACTTTCAGCAGCTAATGGACAGTAAGAAATTGACTTTCACGACTGAAGTTGCCAAAAGATTGAAGCCTGAATTGCTTGCTACAAGGACTGTATCGAAGAACAATAAGAAGATAGCCATTATTCCTAAGGAAGAGATAAAACAACGCTTAGGACACTCTCCTGATGCCCTAGATTCCTCGGTACTTTCTGTCCGCAGTTGTTTAATGTATAATCTAAGCGGTGAAATACTTGCGTATGCAGAGAACGATTAGGAGGTGCTAATTTGAGTCGAAGAACAAAGAAAAGACAAAAGGATAGAGTTAAACTAGCATCCAATACCTATGTGTCACCTAACATTTCGCAAAATATTCACAGTTCTAATGCAGAAACCGAAGCCGAAAAGATAATGGAAGCTATGTTAAACTGCAATTCAGATTGCATCAACGGATTTATAAAGACAAACTTTAAGAATCAGTTTGATGAGATTGATTGGATGATAGAAAATCTACCAACGCTGCCATATGTTGTCGGTAAGGTTATTGACTTTATATTCTCAAACGGAATCACAACAGGCGATGAGAATTTAGACAAGAATGTTCTTATGCCATTCCTTTACAAACACAATGTACAGGGTGTCACAAACTATTCTGTACTTCAAAATGCTATTATGCAGTCATTATTGTACGGAAAATGTGGTATTCGTTGGCTAGACGAAGATAAAGGGATTGTTACAGAGAATTATCGTAATTATGTTTCCATAATGCGTGAAGATGATGAATATAAAGGCTTTAGAGTTCCTATCTGTTATGCTATGTCGGCAGACGATAAAGAACCTATCTCATTGGGAACAAAGGAAATCGACTTTGACGAAGCATTATTCCTTGAAACAGGAAAATTAATGTCAAAAGACGGAACAATCATTGTAGAAATTCCTGATAATTTCTGCAATCTTAGAAACGGAACAGACAATGAGAATGGATTATCTTGTTTATTGCGTGATAAACAACGTCTAAAGCTATTAGGTGCGGTTTACGAGCGTTTGAACTACGATATTCAGTATGATGGACCAGGACGTTTGATTTTTTGGCTAAAAGATGGATTTGCCAAGGGAGATACGATTGATTTATCGGCTTCCCAAGTTTTAGACGAATCATCAAGTTCTAAAGCAGACAGAGCCGACAAAGCAAGAATTGAAGCTAAACGTCTAGGTCAGGAAATCAGAAATTCAAAATCAGACAATGTAATCCTTGCAAGTTCTATTTTTGAAAAAATGGATCACTTGCCTCGTGTTACAAAAGGTACGGAGTTCTTAGAATACCTTCAAATGAAGGAAGGTTCTATTATTTGTCAGTGTTTCGGTCTTACTCCTGAATTGATTGGTTTAGGGGATGTATCAGGAAACGTATCTATGGAAAGAATCATAGATAATGCCATGACAAATACAATCGTACCAATGCGAGAAAGGTTCGCCACTCAGATTTCTCCTATGTTAAGCGAGAAATTAGGTGTACCAAAGGTTTATTTTGATAAATACGAATTGAAAGAACAACAAGACAAGTCTGCAAAGACATATAAATTGGCCTTGTCAGTTACTCAAATCGTAGGTGCTATTGTCAACGGAGCAGAAGCGTTAGACAAGAGCACAAAGAATCACATGATGGAATCAGTTACTAGAATGATGGATTCTATCGAAAAAACTTTATAGTGAGAGGAGAAAATAAAATGGAAATGGATATTTTAAAAAGTATCTTATCTGAAAATGAGGTAACACCCCTAGGAAGTTTAAATGGGACTCCGTTATATTCATTTGAAGATGCACAGAGAATCAACAAAATTGGATTGGTTAAAGAGAAAATCCAAGGTAAAGAGGTTGAATTTGGTGAAAGACCTATGCGACCTGATGGATTAGGATATTTGGAAACAAAATCCAATGCAATCGCAGTTCCAACTTCTTTCTTTGAGAACAGATACAGAAAAGTTGAAGTAAAAGAGACGATTGTTGATGAAAAAACGAAGAAAGAAAAAGAAGTTGTTAAAGATGTATATTACGAAGTCGTAACAGACTACAGAGCTTGTAAAGAACAAGCAAGTGGACGTGTATATACAACTACAATTCCTGTATATCAGATTGGAGCTAAGAAAGATTCAAAAGGAAATGCTGATTTATTCTTAATGGGTCAAAGAAATATTTCAGATACAGAATTTATCAACGAGTTCAAAGGTAAATTGAATAAAGAATCAATGGTCAAGATTCTTAAATTGATTGGTAATAATCCAACAGAACAAGTAGAAGATACATTAGAGTTTTAATTAGAAGTAAAAAAGTATAAAACAAGGCAATATTTGGAAATAAATAAAAGGTATAAACAGTTTTCACTGTCTATATAGATTTTTGCATATTTCGAGGTATTGCCTTTTTATATGCAAGATAATGAAAGGAGATACATAAATGTCAATTAAACGTAGTTTCACTGTAAAAATCACTTTTAAAGAAGGGTACGGAAACCCAATCACTTTAACAGGTAAAGATGCAACTGCTTTTAACACTGCTTGGCATAACAAATTGAATGACCAAGACGGAGCTATTGGATTTGAATGGCCAGTTATTACTACAACAGGTGAATCACCTAATCAAAAAACAGTAACAACTTATACTTCATTCTTATTCTGCAATGTAGCAAAAGTAGAACGCTCAGAACAAACAGAAACAAAGTATACAGACGATCAATGCCATGATGCTTAGAAGGAGAGACCATGCAGAACAACGTACAAACTATTAACGGTGTTACTTGGTTCGATTCCCTAGAAGAAAGAAACGCTTTCTTAAAGCAAAACGGTAGACATGAGTTCGCATTGGAAGAAGCAGCAAAGAACGCAAAACAGTATTTGAAGCTTCTTGATATTATCGAAGAAAAAACGCAAATTGACGTTTATTCAAAATTAGATAGCGGTACTTTGCTATACGGATATGTAGTTCTTGAGCCTAAGAAGAAATACAAGATTCCCGAAGATAAAGTTTTGTTAGAAGCACTTAGAAACAAAACTATTCAAAAGAGATATGATTCCACAATGGAAGAAATCTTAAAAGGAGCAAAGATTCCATACGAAGTCAAGAAATGTAATTCATGTGGTGGAAGGATTCAGAAATTATTCTATAAGCCCGTAATCGTAGTAGAAACGGAGACTAAGAAATAATGCCACAAAAGAAAAGAGTTCCAACATATGTATCAAGCATTAAAGATAGCCTTGATCGTAGAAAAAAAGGAAAAGCATTTTACGACAATGCAATCACTTTATCGAGCGTAGATAAAGAAAACCATTATGTCAGTGTGAACCTATCCTCAGGGTACGTAGAAAACAAGCCTACACGTCTTATTGACGAGGGGGCAATAACATATGAGGATGGAGATGATATTCGTCTATACATCAAAAAAGGGGCAGTACAAGCGTTCTACGATAGCTTGAGTTCTGATTATGTAGGATATATCAACTTAGCTCACATTGACATTGCATCACTCCCTTTAAACTTAGGTACATGGACTAAAGATGATTTAACAGTTGTCGATATTGGGGATGGAAGAAAAGGCCTTGATGTAAACGTCAAACTAAATAGGGAATTGCACATTGTGCAAGATTTATTGAAGCAAGAAATACCATTGAGTATTAGTGCAGAACTGAGAGGAACACTTGATTTGGAATCGTCATTCAAATTTAATGCACCATTCTATAACAAAATCGAGATTGCTGGTTTCTCAGTTGTTGCAAATCCAGCCAATGTAAACAGTACAGGCGAAAATTTAAACAGTAAAGGAGACTCAGAAATGAACCTATGGGAAAAGATTTTAAAGTTGAGTTCTGAAAATAAAGAAGAAAAGAAGAATGAAGCTTTAGAAAACAAAGAGGACGAAAAAGAAGAAAAAGAACCTGAAAGTAAAGAAGAAGGAACAGAAAACGAAGAAGAAGAACCTGAAAGTAAAGAAGAAGGAACAGAAAACGAAGAAGAAGCTAAAAAAGGCGAAGAAACTTTGGAAACTGTTGAAATGTCTAAGGACGACATGGAAAAAATCAACAAATTTATGGATGCTTTTGAAGCTTTAAGTGCAAAAGTTGAAGCATCAGAACAAGAAAATGCTGAATTAAAAGAAAAATTAAAAAATTCTAAGAAAGAAAAAACAGAATTTGAAAAGAAAGCAGAAAGCACATTAGACAGATTGTCTAGTTTGATCTCAGGACAAGCTAACGATAAAGAAAAGAAAGAAGAAAAATTAAATTCTACTTCTAAAGTTAGTGGAGATATGTGGGGATAGGAGGTAAACCATGTTAGATTTATTATTTACAAATCCTGATAACACATTATTAGAAAAAATGGCAGTTACACCAGGAATGGTAGAACGTCTAAGTTCTAATATCGAGGATTTAACATCATTCTCAAGAGCTTATATTGATTATGAAAAAGCAAGACAGAATTTAGCAGCAAAAGCTTCTAAATCAAATGCAGGAACAGTTGGTATCGGTACTGATTATTCAGACAACTCACCAGCCAATCCATTCCAAAACGTGTTCCCATTAGTTTCTTGGTTAATGAACACACCAGCTTCACGTAAGATGCAAGGTGCTATGAACCGAGGAGCATGGAGTGTTACAAAAAAAGAAGATGGCAAATTCTATATTCAGTTGCCATTCACATACGGAACAACAGAACCTAAATCAACACAAGGTGAATGTTGCTGGGTTCCATTAGATTTAGCTAAATGCGGTAGCAATGCTCCATTGGCATTATTGTGTTTAAAGAGCTGCGAACCTATTATGGATAGCTTAGTAAATGAAACACGTAAAATCAAAGCAAATGACATGGTTTGCTACTTCCAACGTGAAGGAGAAACCATTAAAGAAGCTCAGAAACGTATGGATTTAATTTCAATGGCATACTTCACTGCTATTAACGTAATTTTAGGAACAATGGCTACAGGTACTGCTACATTGAAACCATTCCATGGATTGTTGGAAGTAATGGAAGATAAAGCAGTTATCAAAATCGTAGGTACAAACGTATTATCTGCATTTGATTCAGTTGCATTACGTTTAGCAGCATTAGGAGATGGCGATTATAAATTTGCTTGTCACCCATTAGTACTTGAAGGTATTAAATCTGTTATTGTTCCAGGTAAATTCAATGGTGAATATCCTGATGGATGGACTCGCAATAAAGAAACAGGCGAAGTTACATTTAAAGGACATGGATTTATCGCAGATAAATTAGTTCCATGTGACATTACAAAAGGTACAGGTGATGTATGGGTATTAGAAGGAAATACAGTAGGTTTGGTAATGGGAACTACTTTCCAACCATCTGAAAAATTCCAACGTCATACATTCGGTGCTACAGATACACCATCTGAAGGATGCGGTACTCAATGTGATTACTACTACAACTTTGGATGTGCATTTGGAACAGATGCAAACAGATTAATGGTTATCCAAGGTATTCCAATGTCAGCAGCTACATTAGGAGATACATTAAACGGATTAGACCTTGTATTAAAACCAACAACTATCGTACCAATCAACATTGGTGAATAATGTACGAAAAAATTATCGAACAATTAAAAAACTATTGTTCGTGCATAAAGGAAAGCGATTTAGAAGCAGATAAGCTTGAAAAGAATGTTGGAGAACTAATTGATTTAATTAGTACCATCACTTGTTGGAAAAACCATCCTTGTGAGACTTTCCTCTCATCTCAAAGAGAGGAAGTCTTTGATGTTGGTGAATTTAAGAAATGCGGTTGCGATTCAGGAATTGTACGTATACCGCTATTCTATCCAATGATTGATCCAACAACGATTGAAGTATCTGTTATCACTAGAGAAAGAGTTACATTTACTACTCACAAATTAGAAGTCGATAAAGATTTTTCTTACAACCCATACGACAGTATCGTGTACGTTGATTTATCTAATATCGACTACAAAGATGTGTGCAATTGTGGATGTGATGAATTATCTAAAATCGTTGTCAGTTATGTAGCTGGATATGAAACGATACCAGAATGTCTATTGCCTGTATTCTGCGACTTCCTACAATTCGTTATCGCAATGAACAGATGTGAATGTGGTTGTAGCACGTGTGAAGAAACAGATGGCAGTGATGTTCTTATTTCAGAAGAAAATTCTGATGCTCAGATTTCAATTAGTGTGTATGTTCGTGAACATATTACAAAAGCGTATTCAGAGCAATTAGGTATCTTGTCAGTATGTAATTCAAAAGACACATGGGTTGGTGCAGTAGTATGAAAATTAAATATATTGGAATGAAAAGTTCCACAAAGAAAAACGGATGCCCTGTATGCGGTGCGAAAGCCAAATCAAACACATCTTACGAGTATTCAAAACGTATGTGTTTGCCTAGTGGCCTAGTAAAAATCTTCCTTATGAACAAAGTTGAGGAAGTATCGTATGAAGATGGTGTATTCCTAAAAGGCTTTAAATACGTCTATGGGGGAAAACTTTATTACCCCTTTATCGAGGTGTAGGAAATGCTAAAAGGACTCTTAGAAGACGTTATAGAAGCGTGTGAAGAAGATTTTGAAGGATTGGCTAGTGAATTAGAAGAAACCATGCGAGAAGAAGCTCCAAGAGGGAGTAGATTCTATGCTCAAGAAATGACAAGTATGCCATGGAATGAATATAGGCCAGGTGCTTTAAAGGATTCGATCACGAAAGAAAAAGTATCTAATACCGAATATATAATCGGTGTGGATGCAGACAAACTAGAAAAAGATTCTAGAAACCCTTCTCACGTTGATTACTCACCAATGGTACAGAATGGAACTAAACGTGTTTATACGTTAGTACGTAAAAACGGAAGGCCATTCGTTTGGGTAGATGAAATGGGAAAGAAACACTTTGCACACAAAATTAAGATGCCACCTAGAAAGGCAAATGATTTTGTTGCTAGAGCGGTATCTAGATTTGATGCAAAAGTTAAATAAAGGAGATTAAAAATGGAAGAAAAAGTTGTAAAAGCTAAAAAGACTCCTGAACAGAAAGTAGATGTTCAAGCATTTGTTTCACGCAAATTAAACGCTTTAAATCAATTAGGCGGTGCTAAAGCAGAGCGTGCTATGGAGCGTGTACTAAAAGCTACAATGGGAGGGCAAAAATAATGTCTAACTGTAACATTAACAAAATCATTAGTGACAAATTAAGTGTCTCTAAATTAACTAAAACTCAAGAAATTGATATTACTATCATGAGTGATATTGATTCTTGTTTAAAAATCAACACTCGTAAATTTGAAAAGATTACAGGTACTTCTAGTGCTTATACATCACGTACTATTGCACCTGATTTAATCAACGTTTGCGAATCATTTGGATGTAAGAATACAGGTACATTGTTCATCACTTCTAAAGAAACGGATGCAGAAGGTGCAGACGGAAACAAAGTACACACAAGTGGTGCAGTATTTAAAGCATTGAAAAATGCATTAGACTTTGCAGCAGGTGTTGTTTACTACTACGTAAATGTTCCTAAAGCAGGTACTTACACTATCACAACAAAGATTTCAGATGTTTTAGATCATGAAATGACTAATGCAGATGAATATACAAGCACTTTAAAAGCAGATAAAGAAGGATTCTACCCTGTACAGATTGACCTATCTACTGTTCCTACAAAGGTATCAGGTAAAGGATGGGAAGAAAGTACATCAGGTGTCCGTTTAAGCATTGAAGTAGCATTAACAGATAAATCATCAGATAGTATCTTGATTGGTCTTTCTTCAATCTCTTTCTTTGAAGAATTTGCAGACTTAGATTCTAACAACGATATTAAAGTAAGCTGCTTATCAGGATTTGATGGTGACGATACTGTAGACCCTGTAGATACAAGTTGCTTTGATGATTCTTATGATGATGATTCTGCTTCTATTGAGCGTTCATTTACAGGTACTCAATTAACATCTAACTACTTAACTATGAACCCATTCATTGGCAAGGGAGATAAGTCTCAAGGCTTTATGATGCGTACTCAGGAAGTAGTTATTGAAGCTGATAAAGATCATCCTGAATATGGTTCAATCCATATTGCAGACCACTTTGTTGAAGAATGTGGATTTATCTATGCAGCATTGAGTGACCAATGCAATATTACAGATTCTACATTGAACCGAATCAACACTCCATTGTTGGCTAACTTAGATGAGTCTCAATACCAAGTATTGAACAGTAAAATCAATCCAAGTTTAGATATTGAAGGTTCAAAGATTTACTTCAACAAAAATTTAGTTGGTAAAACATTAAAGATTTCTTATCCAATGACTGTTGATGTATTGCAACACTATGTAGCAAACAACGATAGCTTAAAGAATAAGAGAGCGAAAGTTACAATCACTCGTTATAGAAGTGATGGAACTGCGGAAGTATTTACTTACCACAATGCAAAAATTACTTCATTCCCAATGGGTATCCCTGATGACGGAGCGTTTGAATTTAGTTTAGCGTTCAAGAAAGATACTCGTGGAAACTGGTATGAAGTTTATGTAGTAAACAAAGCTAACGCTAATTTATAGAAATTGAGAGGCAAATGAGATGGAAGAACAAAAGATTTTAGAACCAACACAGTTAAATGCCATGATTGAAAAGTTAAAAGTAGCTCGTGAGGATGATACTCCTCACGCAGTCTATGGCAATGGTGGTGAAATTGCAGTTGTTGGTGATGCAAATAAGACAGATGTTAAAACAATTGATATTGAAGTGAACTTTAGATTCACTGAAAAAGAAATCGAAGAACATAAAATTGATGTTCCTGAGAATGCTAAAAGAGTAGGGCAATACGTTATGTTCGATAAGAAGTTTGAAAATCTAACATTATCTCCTAGACAAGATATGAAGATGGTAGAAGCTTTAATCGAAGTAAAACCATTGCTATTGGATGCAGAACAAATCCTTGACCCATATAAAGAAAAATTCCAAGAAATCGAGGAATATTATGGCCACAAATTCATTGAAGGAAAAGATGGAATCGTTACAACAGATGCAGATGATGAAGAAGTGAACAAGACTATGGTTCAGATTTATGAAGCGTATATGAAAGAAGCAAATGAACAGATTTTCCATTTATACGCTCAATCCTCTACAAATTTAGTTGATGGACTTTATAAAGTTGTTGCAATTTTCTTAGGATTAGATGAATTTTATGAAGATCACATGATGCAATATTCAGTTTTAACTTGCATGATTAGCCTAATTATCAAATATCCTGAATTATTCAATGAGGTAGAAACAGTTTTTATCAAATAATTGATAAGGGGGATGATAAAAAGGATTCAGTAAAAAAAGCAAAGTCTTATGTTGCAGAACTAAATCTTTATTCAACCATGGCTCATTATGTCGGTAAAATTCTAAAAATACGCCCCAATGAGATATTAGACCATTGGGGTGTTTCTGAATTAGTTGTAGCCTTTGGGTACTACGCAAATCTACAAAGCGATAAAACATGGAATGAAATCAACGAGGCAAATAAAAATTCTAAAAAGAAAATACCTCAGATTGACAGATATGCGGTTCATTTCATTCAGAAAACAGATTTAGCGAAGGAGTCCGAAGATGTCAGTACGTGAAGTCGGTGCTAGGTTAGTCCTTGACATTAAGGATGCCGAAGCAAAGATAAAACAACTTGAAAAAGAATTAAAAGATATTGAAAAGGCAAAGCTCAAATTTGATGCTAACACCAATGAATTAGAAAGAATTAAGGCAAGATTAGAAGAAATCAAAAAAGAAAAGGAAGCTTTGGAAAGACAAAAACTTTCTTTAAAAGTTGATTTGGATAATCTAGCAAATTTAAAGAATCAATTATTGGATGTTAAAGATGATATTAGTGAGCTTAAAAAAGAGCTATTAGCCTTGAGCAATAAAAAACTTTCTATTGATATTGATTTAAAAGCAAATGCCAATGAAATTCATGATGTCATTAATGACATGACACTAGGTGAAAACGATAAAAACGACAAGCTTAAAGGATTATATAGTGCACGTGAAGCTCTCAAATATGATATGCGAGAGGTTGGCATTGAAATTGATGAAGTTCAAAAGAAAATTAACAATCTTAACAAAGAAAAAATCAAGATTGAAGCTAACATCAATGAATTAAATGATGCTCAAAAATTGGTTGATGAGATTGATAATTCAATCGCAGATTTAGATAAAGAAAAAATAAAATTAGAAGCTGATTCTTCTAAGTTAGAAGATACAAATAAAAAGCTAGACGAAACCATTGAAAAAGAGAATGATGTAAGAAGCACAAAAGCAGATATTGAGTCACAAGTTATAGGTTATCAAGATAGCTTGGATAAACTTAACAGGCTTCAACAAGCTGCTAAAGCTTTGAAAACTGCTAGTAAGATTACATTTGATGTTGGAAATAAGATGTCAAATCTAGGCTCTAGTATGTTGAACATTGCAAAGAATTTCCAAAACAATCCAATAGGAGATATTGGACGATTCTTAGTACAAGGTGTTGGATATTCTAGTTTGTATAGATTGGTTTCAAGTACACAAAACGCAATTGGTGATGCACTTTCAAATGGTGTTAAAAGATACGACACAATCAACGTTGCGAAAAGAACATTATCCACTGTAGTAGGTGATGTAGACGATTCTACAACAAAAATCCAAAAGATGATTGATAACCTAGATGAAAGCATTTTGGGTCTACCAACCACTTTAGATGATGCTCTAAGCCATGTTACGAGATTTACTTCAATCAATCATGATTTAGACAGGTCTCAAAAGCTATTCTCGGCAATTAATGATTCCATTTTGACATTCGGTGGTGATTCTGAGGGAGTAAACAATGCGGTTACTCAGTATTCTCAAATCATGGGTTCTAAAATGGATGCTCGTACATTGAGGTCAATGGAAGATGCAGGTATGACACCAGCCTTAACTGCTATTGCAAAGAAATTTAATATGTCATTTGCAGAGTTTAGAGAAGCATTTACAGGGTCAAATCCAACTATTTCATTACAACAATTCGAGGATGCTCTGATTGAATTGGATGAAAAAGGTGGTGGTGGCCTAAATTCTTTGGCAACTATGGTTAAATCGTCTGTATCTACAATCTCAAACGCTTTTGACTTAATCCCTAAGAGATTTAGTAAAGCCGAAGAAAAGTGGTTAGGTGCATTAGATGAGGTTTCAACAGAATTGACGGGAGCTACAATCTACGGAAATATCTACAAACTTTCTCAAAAAGTTGAAGGCTTAGGAGATATAGGAGCGAACTTCATTAGAAGTCATAAAAAAGAGATTGGCGAAGGTATAGACTTCATTAAAACGAAGTTCTCTGAATTATGGAGTGTTTTAAAAACATTCAGTTTCAAAGATTTTGTTGGTGGATTTAAACAAGGATTAGATGATTTCAAAGGAGCAATAGATTTCTTCAAACCTCTTGTTGGCGATCTATATGATTTCGCAAAAGATAAAATCACTGAAATGGGAGACGGAAGCTTTTCTAAAGGGTTAGGACGTTTCGTATCAGACTATATCCAAATTGGTATTGGATTAAAGTATGCTGGTAAGTTAATGAAACTTGGAAGCGGTGGAATTAGTCTTTTAGGAGATTTAGTAAACGTTGCTTCAAAATTCAAAGGAAAGAGTTTCAATATTCCTTTCCTAGGAAAACTAGGAAGTAAATTTAGTTCCATTAAAGATGTATTCAAAAGTTCAGATGAGATTACTGCTGCTACAAGCACTCCAAAAACTTTTGATGCAGAAGGATTTAAAAATAAATTATCTTCATTAGCTATCATAGCTGGTGGTGCAGGAACAATTATTCTTTATTGCAAAGCGATAAAGGAAATTGAAAAGAATGTTCCAAATGACGTTACAACATTGCCTTTACGTTTGGTTAATTTGTTCTCGATTATGGGAGCTATGAGTGGATTAGGAGCAATAGATGCAGGATTATCAAAACTTCTAGGATACGAAAACGTTCTAACAGGAGTTGCGTTAATGCTAGGTCAAGGCGGAGCTTTATGGCTATTTGCAAAAGCTATGCAAGAATTAGATAAAACCATGCCTGATGGTACTAGTGCTTTTGACGATAAATTGATTGGATTGGTTGAATCAATCGTATTAATGGCCACTATAACAGGTGGACAAGGTGCTTTAGGTGTATATACAGGCGGAATTTCTACATTAGCCCAAGTACTAGGAATGGTAACAACATCAGGACTAGCTGGTACATTGATTGCTTGTGCTAAAGCTATGCAAGAAGTAGATAAGAATGTTCCTTCAAACACAAAAGGACTTAAAAAGAAAATCCAAGGAATTATGGATGTTATTGATATGTTTGAAGGCGGAGGAACATTGTCTTCTTGGTGGAGTCAAGTTATTAAAAGTTCTGAGTCTTTATGGAAAGATATGGAGACTTGGAATATCACTAGGATTCTAGAGAAACTTGTTACTATTGGAGAATCAATTTCAAAAGTGCAAGGAATGAGTATTGATAGCAGTTCTTTCAACGATCAATTTGAAGAAATTCAAGAGGTTGTTAAGAATATTAATGATTTTAAGTTCCCAACAGTTAGCACATCGAGTGCAACAAATATTGCAGATGCAAACAGTATCGTTGAGAACTATACAACAATGGCTTCTAGCCTATCTGAATTATCTAGCATTAATGCTAGTTCGATAAATGTTGATAATTGCGTAAGCAATTTAAAGAATGTTGCAATCGTTATTCAAGAAATGAAGAAGATTGTATTCCCTGACGTTACAAAGAATATTAAATCTAATTTAAACGCTACAAATGCTCAAAATCTCCTAGATACATTGAAGATTTTGGAACAGATTGTTCCTGAATTTGGAAACTTGCAAGCAGTAATGACAAGCAATCCTTTACCAAAGGCAAAGGATATTAAAAAGACAATTGAGAGTATTTCTCAAGCAATTGGATATATTTCTGTAGCTGGTGTTGGAACAGGAAAAGACAAGAATATGTTGTCTTATAACTTGAAACAAATACCTGATGCCGAGTTATTTAATAACGCACTAACGGCAATTACAACTTTAGGCAATATAATCCTTCAATTTGGTACTTTGAATGTTTATTCTGATGGATTTGATTTTGAATCACTACGAGCAAATATTAAGCAAATTGGAGATGTAATCAATGATTTAGCAACTAACAAAGGATTGACAAAAAATACCAAAAATATTGGCAATGTTGATACGACAGTTACTAAGTTAAAAACGATTTGTGATAACTTAAATTCTATCGTTGGATTAAATCTAGACTTTGTTAAGATTGGAGAGGTCACAACAGGTATTCAGACATTCCTAAACAATGTTAAAGGATTGAAAGTTGGAGAAGCTACTACAGATGTTGTTACAGAAGTAAACTCAATCGTTACTTCATTCCACAACATGGCCACAACTTTATCAAACATGAAATCTGAATTTAATACATCTGGTACAGATATGGCCAATGGAATTATTGAAGGCTTCAAAAGCATTGATATTGAAGGTTCATTTGGAACTAAGATTGATAATGCAAAAGCTTCATTGAAGAAGAAAAGCTTCAAATCAGTAGGTAAGAAGTTTGGAAAAGATGTTGTGAGTGGATTCAGTGAAGGTATCTCTAATATGTCTAGTTCAATCTCTAATCAGATTACTATGATGTATGGATATTCAACACGATTCACAGATTTAGGACAATACTTAGGAAGTGCGTTTAAAAATGCGTTCAACAATCAGTCAGGAAATATTAATACAGGCGGCACAACAACTCCTAAAGTAAACATGGGAAATGAATCTAAAGGAAACAATATTAAGTTTGCTCAAGGTGGCCCAGTTTACTTAAAACGAGGCGGACAACCTATTGTTATGAAACCTAGCGGAACAGATACAGTGCCTGCTATGTTAACTCCTGGTGAGTATGTAATGAAACGTAGTGCAGTTAAGAAAGCAGGTCAAAGCTTCATGGATAAAGTAAATAACATGGATTTGAAAGGTGCATTCAAAGAATTGTCTACTAGATATGGTTCTCAAGTTGGAAGTGTTGTTAATAAGAATGTGACTATCAACAATAATGATAATCGTGTTACAAATAACAGTATCGCTTTCAACGAAGGAAACGAAAGAAGGCAGGCTATCAAAGTAGGTAGATGCTTGAGAGGTTTGGCATAATGACTTGTTATAACTTAAACCCATTAAAAACATACGTTCAGTTCAATGATCTTGTAATAGACAGTGCGGAGGAGATTTCCTCTGCCTCTCTAAAGCAAGATACAAAGACTGCAACGCAAGAATATAGTTACGGACATGGTAGTTATGTTGCTTTCCAAAAGAATCAACAGTTTCTTACGGAAGGTGACTTGTCCTTAACATTGAATTTTAATTATGAACATTTTCATGATGAAGATAGAAGATTCCTACGTGACTATTTCAATTTGAATTTGCTTAAACCTGGAAGGTTATGGGCAATTCAAGATAACAAATTGATTTGGTCATTGGCCTATGTCACAGGATTTAGTGAAGATTACAAAAAATACCAAGGTTATCTATCAATGGATATTGATTTTAAACTTTGGGAAGGTGTATGGCATATTGCAGACACAAAGAAAACATTCTTAGTTCCTTATTCTGTATGCAATATCCTAGATTGTGATGATTTCAGAGATGCTCAAGAGTGCTTATCGTGTTGCGTTACTTGCCCTCCTGATATGGAAACTTGCAATTCGTGTTTATGCGATTGTGGAGACATCACAGAGGAAACATCCTTATGTGTAATGGGAACTAAAGCATTGGAAGATTTTATGAATTGTGGCAATTCATACAAGATTGTCTACGATTGCATTAAAGGTGAACAGATTTTCGGTGATGATTTAATCAAAAATAAAATCTGTAAAAAAGATTATTGTGTTGAGTCAATTGCTGGAAGATTCTACAGTGGAACAATATTAGATACAGATAAGGTAAAGTTGATTCTAGATGGTAAATTCCAAAACCCTGAAATTGAAATCAACGGAAACAAAATGATGATTTTAGGTGAATATGATGGAATTTTAACACTTGATTCAAGTTGGAACTTATACTTTACTGCGGATGGATGTTGTGCATCAGAGGAAGTAGATTTAGATAATCTAGTGATCGAAGATGAATTTGGATTCACAGTACATCATGGAATGAATAGATTAGTTGTCACAGGCTCATGTTGTAAGATGGCTTGTGTATATATAGATGTTGATGAACTTACAAATTAAGGAGGCTTGCAGTGGCAAATGTAAAAAGTTATTGCACTGCTTGTGGAAAGTTAAAAGATAGCAGTGCAGAGTTTATCCAAAATGGTGTTACAGATTCAATCTGTACGTCTTTAGGAAACGATACAGGCTTAAATCCTGAAAATGGCAATAATACGTGTACAGACATGGAAAATGCCAACGATTGTCTTACAAAAGGCTTGTATGACATCATAGATGGATTTGATTTGTGTGATTGGAAATTATTCATGAGTCAATATGCTAACAATGATTACAACATGAAAGCGGCTATGATTTGTTGGATGTGTGGATTGCAAGACCAGTTGTATAATCTTCAATTTCAAAATTTGGCAATCGAAACACAATATACTATTCAACAGTCCACACCTGGATTGAGTGTTGCAATTGACAGACAAGGTAATTTCAGATTCAATTATTCAGATTGGATTCATACAAGTGGATATACGAAAGTAGCGGACGGAGTTATTACAGGAAAAGTTGATTTCTGTATGAAACCTAACAAAGATAAGAGTGCTACATACAAATTCAATAGCGTTACATTGAAACACTACTCTTATAAAATGACGGGAGTTTCAGCAGATTCATATCCTACTGTTTCTATTCGTGTTCCTAATAGGAGTGGGTCGTTGGTATATCAGAAAATCACAAATGCTTCATTTGAAGAAGATATTAACAAAACAGTTGAATTAAGCATGAGTGGAACAGTAAAAGCTGGAGAAACAACAAATTGGTTGCAATTCCTTTCTATTTATGTTGATTGGGTAGAAGATGATGAAATATCTCTACATACTCGTTTTGTAAATGATAACAAGGTGAATTTTGTTATCTGTAGAGATTAGGAGGTACACATAAATGAATAAAGATGTTTGTTCTGCTTGCGATTCTTTAAAAGCTACAAGCAGTAATTTAATTCAAAAAGGTGTAACAGATACTATTTGTGCAAATCTTAAAGCAAACCAAGGTTTTGAAAATAAGGGACACAATAACTGTACAGATATGCATGATATGAACGATTGTCTATTAGGCGGATTGTTAGAAAAGATTGATACAATTGATGTTTGCGATACAAAAGAAGCTATCAAAGATTTGGAAAAGAATTTAATCAGTATCATTGATGTAATGATTTGTTCTGATTGCGGCCAATGGGAAGAAATCGAGAAACTATGGGCAGAAATTCAAAAGCTTTGGAATGCTATAAGAGATTTACAAGGCAAAGTTGGAAAGCTTGAAGGCAGTGTTGGTGATATGTACAGTGCGGTTGAAAAGATTCTTATTAACCTTAAAAACAGTGGTGCATGGAAACAAACGGGAGATACTGTATTTGAAGGAAAATTCAATGACGGAAGAAGCATTGCAACAGGTAATATCAATATCTTTGGTGGTACTCCTGATGGAAACTCATACATCCGTACTAATAACGGAAGTTCTGAGAATGATTTGGCTGGTGGTGTTTAATGGCATGGCAAAACTTTCATGGAGCTTACGATAATACAGGGCCATACACAAACGTAGTATTAGGTGGAAATCCAGGCGATACCGCAGACTTTGGATTCCCACTTGCTATTGCCCATTCTAAAGGATATGGAAAAGGTATAAACTTTTCAGATGATGGAAACTATGGTGTTACATTCACATTAGATTTAGTTGGATATTGTGTAACGAATGCTGGTAAATATACAGGAAACGGAAAGTATGTACAGTATGGTGGAAGATATAACTATATTTTGATCATTAGCGTTTCTAACAACAATAAAGCATCATGGAGAGAGATTTACAATCAAGTAATATTCTCTCATGCAGATACATGGCCATTAGCTTATTCATCAGGTTGGGAAACAGTAGCACAAAATAGTCAATGGAATGGTAAGCTACAACTTCCAACAGATACAACACACGTTAAAGTTGAATTAAGAGGTGAAGATGCTACATTCCCTTACGAGAATATATATTCAATTCAACAGGTTATCCCTGATTTCAGACCATGGGCAGTAAGAAAAGGCGGTATATTCTATTCTTTGGATAGAGCTACAGGATGGTTTAAAAAGAGAGTTAAAGACTCTTGGGTAACTATTGGCAAGTACAGTGCCGATAAAGCAAATAAAGAAAACCAAGGGTCAAGTAGAATTAGAAAAAATGGTAAATGGGTAGGACAAGGCAAAATTGGTAGTTAGGAGTAAATATGATTCCTTACTTTGAAATATTAGAATTTGGAAAAGTTAAGAAAAGATTCAGAGAAGCTTTAAGCACAATCAGTTTTTCAAATGAGTTGATGACAGTACCTGAAATGCAAATCACAATTCCTAACGAATACTACGATTTAATCTCAGGAAGAAAAGAAATGCGAGTAATTATGGATTGTGGAGTTTTCTACGGAATGATTACCGACTACAAACCATCTGTAAGTGGTTTAAACATATCTCTAACGCACGTAATTAACGAATGGACATATAGACAAGTCCCAACGAATTATGCGGTTAAAAACGCTCTTATAAAGAACGTATACGAAAGCGAAGATATGTATTATTCAACTCAGTGGAAGATGAATTTTGAAACAGAGATTGATAATGAAAAGATTGACTACGTTTATTCTCGGCAGTCTAAATTAGATGCACTTACTAAAACTTGCGAATTGACACCATCTGTTTATTGGAGAGTTCCATTTACAAATGATAAGCAAGTTGAAGTTGGATATTTTGGAAAGAAACAACCTGTTATGCTTTCCAATAAGCCAACATTAGGAAGAAACTACAGAATCATTGGTGAGCCAACAATGGAAACCGATTTTTCAGATGTTATTAATCTAGCTACTGTTTATGCCAATAAATCTGATAGTGGTATGTCATCTTTATCATTGAGAGAAGTATATAACGATAAAAGCTTGCAGAACCCTAAATTCCCTGTAGTTATTTTGAGATCAAACATAAATAACGAGCGTGATTATGAATATGTAGACTTTCCTAAATTAGCTCCTAACAATCAATTGGAGTACTCGATTATTGATACAGAGTCGGTTGGATACGAGAGCGGTGTATTCATTGAAGGAACATTTGCCTTTGATGATTTATCGCCATTCAGTCTAGAGGATATGACAAAAGACTCTAAGGATTATAAATGGGTCATTCCTAAAGAACAGAGATATTTAACTGATACAGAGGAAATAAACAATGCTAAAGCTTTATGGCACTCTTTAAAAGACATTTGGAGTAAATCTGCTATTGCAGCTTTATGTGGTTCATGTCATGTGGAATCAACATTAAATCCTAACTTGTATCAAATGGGTGATGTTCCTGATTCTCAAAAAGGGTTTGGATTAGTTCAGTGGACTCCATATACAAGAATTACCAATTGGCTTGGTTCTCATGGATATTCAAGCTACACAATGTATGGAAAAGGGGAAGTAGCTAAGTTGGTTGAAGAATGGTCAACAAATGCTACAAATGGCCCTTGGATTCCAACTTCTTCTTATAACATCACATTCCAACAATGGTCACACATGGAAGCCGATATGAATTACATGGTAATGGCTTTTATGGCGGATTATGAGCGTGGAGATACATCTATTGATTTACAGTATCAAAAGCGTATTGAATTTGCTCAACGTATTTATGGTTTGATTCCTGAGTGGGAACAAGATGATAACGGAACTACAACCGATACAGATAAAACACAATCTCGACCTTGGAACGCTCAGAATTTTATCAATACATGGAATGGCCAATCTATAGACATGGATGGTGTTCCAATTGAACAACCATATCAATGTGTAGATGCATGGAAGAAAGCGTTGCAAACATTAAATTATCCTAACCCTACGAGAGCTATTGGAGGAGATGGATATGCAGATTACATTTGGTATAACAGAGATGAATTAGGTTATTCTCAGTACTTTGATTATGTTAGTACACCTCAATTTGGTGATTGGTGCATATTCGGTAGAGGTGGTGACACACCTGCATCACACGTTGCAATGTACGTTTCAGATGCTGGCAATGGTAGAGCGAATTTCTTTGGCCAAAACCAACCTTATCCATATTGCAATACAACAACAATCAGTACATCAAATATCATTGGTATTTTCAGAGTAAAGAGTGTTTATGTACAACAAAGCATTGACCCTGAGTCTACAAATGGAACAACTATCATTACTGATAACGATAGAATTTATGCGGCCAAGGTTGTATATGATTGTGCTTGTAGAAAACTAATTAATGCAAGAAGAAAGTTTGCTATCAACGTTTCTTGTGAAGCATTACCTAAAGAAGTAAACGTAGGTGATAGAATCAGATTTATTTATGATATCAATTTATTGCAATTGGGAAGTTGTAATAGATACATGAAACGTATTCTAAAACAAGACGATTGGTTCTATATCACAAGCCTACAAAGAGAAATAGATAAAACAGGAATTGAAATAGATACATTGACATTAGAGAAATTCCTTAGAACAGATAGAGACGGAAAGAGTGAGTAGTTATGGATATTAGTAAGGCGATAAATATATTAGCTGATAGTGTCTATGATTTGAAAGAAAAAGGAAGATACAATTCCATTCAACGTAGAAACCACACAGTTGACTTTTATGGGTATGAGTTCCCTAGATGGGGATGTTCAAGTTCTAAACCAGCGGTAATAGGAATGTCAATTTCTCAGGATTTGATTTATTATGAGCGTTTTGAGTTTAAACTAGTAATAGATAATTCTACTGCTACAAACTTTAATATCGAGATTGAAGGAATCGACATGACACCATATTTCAAGCAGCAATTCAACGGGGCGTGGATTACAGGCAATGGACTATGGCCTGGGCAATACTCCAACTTTGATGTTCTTAAAGCTTGTGGGTATCTTTCTGAAACCGATAGAAACAAAATACTAGACCCAGGATATAAGACAATCAAAGTAACGGGAAACGGTAATTTCGATTGTACGTTAGTAAATTATCTTAAATATAGTCATGTCAACAGATAAGAGGAATCTATGAACAGATATGAACAAAGGATTGAAAACCTATCAAATCATGTAAAACAAAATCCTAGAGATTGGCAGTCTGCCATATCGCTATTGAAATTGAACAGTCAACAAATTGACTTTAAAAGAAAACAAAAACAACAGTCTGCTAGATTATCTATCAAAGCATACAAAAAGGAGGTTGTGTAGATGGAAAACAAATATAGCACTTCTGGAATTGGAGAAGATATTATCCGTAGTTTTACACAAATTGCAAGTGCAGAACTACACGCTAAAACCTTATTAGAAAAACGTATTTCTGAGGTTGAAAATGGATTAATTAGTGAAGAAGAAATTCCTGATAATTTAGAAAAGATTGAAGCACTAAAGGATGAAATTGATGATTATGCCAATATCAGACGTTCTCAAATGCTTTATCTATACAATTCTTTTGGTAGTAAAGGGGATAGAGAACAGTGGTGTTTAGTTAAACATTTAAGTATGGCTATGTACACTGCGTTTGAAGCATATCAAGCTTCTGATAGAGACCCCGAATTATTGAATATTGCTTTGGATATTAACAAGAAGTTTATTGAAGCTTGTACAAAATTCTTAGGTGTAGAAATTACTTCTTGTGCATCTTGTTTTGCAGACATTATGAAAGCTGGAGGAAAATAATATGCAACCTGTAGTATGTAACAAAGATATGGCGGTATCGCTTCCTTTAAAAGATGGTGATTGCGAATTTTGGCTAGAAATCGTTGATTCTGTAGATGATATTACTAATCCAAGTAGAGACCATGCGTATGTTGATTCAAAAGGATTGTTCTATATCTACAACGGAAAAGAAATTCAAGTAATCAATGACCATGCCAATTTGAAAATCAAACGGGGAAATATGATTTGTGATATTTCTAATCAATTGGATTTAATGGAAATTCTAAATCAATTCGTAAAGACAATTTCTGTAAACGGAACAAACATTGCCAAAGACAACGAAAAAAACATTGCTATTCAAGTGCCTATCACAACTATTAAATTAGATGGAAACACGATTAGTCCTGTTGATTATATTGTAAATCTAGATTTAGCTAGTGTTTATGCAAAGAAAACTGAAATTCCTAAAAATGTATCTGAGCTTGAAAATGATGCTGGATATATTAAACAAGAAGTTGTAGATCAATTAGTTCCTATCAAAACAATCAAAGTTAATGACGTAACGATACCTCCTGATGAAAACCATGCAGTAAATATCGAAGCAATTCGTTATAAAGTTGGAACTGCTGACCCAAACACAACAAATTGCCCTAACGGATATTTCTACTTTCAAATAGGAGACTAATCCATGGCTTATGTAGGTGGAGGATGGGCATTACTTGGAAATCATCTAATTTGGTCATACAGTGGCAGATGTAATATGTATTTCCAAGTATACGCATCGAGCGAACAAGATCCTATAAATAATAGGTCTACAGTACATACAAGAACTAGGATTTTAGTTGAAAATAAGAACCCAAGCTATTCAGGTTATCGTGTTGAACAAGATTGGTCTGCTGGAGTTACAGGAGCACCAAATTATAGTGCTAATGCAACATTTTCAGATGGTGGAGCTGGTACAAGCAAGGAATATATTCTACAAAATGGTTCATTTACTGTTAACCATGATTCTAATGGTAATGCATCAAGCAAAATACATTATTGGTTTAATGGAACATATACAGGAGCTATAGGAAGCCCTACAAACAAAAATGTAGTAGACATCTCACTTCCTAAAATTGATAGAACCGCATATAAGGCAACGATAAGCAATGTTGGAAGTACATACAAAACAATGTACTGTACAATTTCGGTTCCATTTGAGTCCGTAGAGAATCAATGGAGTAGAGATGGCAGTAATTGGACAACGTGGAATAAATCAATAAAATCCGATACTCCTTTTGTAGATACATGGACAGGATTAAATCCTAATACGACTTACACTTTCTATTATCGTTTCAAAAGAAAATATAACGGAGTTTGGAGTGAAGCGGTCAGTTTTACTGCGACCACTAAATATCCTAATGCTCCTTCAAAAAGAAGTGTTTCTTTAAGCTCGGTAACGTCCAATTCTGCAAAAGTTAGTTGGAGCGGATTCTCATTAGGAGACATGGCAACTGATTATTCTTATCAAACATCTAATGATGAAAAAAATTGGACAAACCAAGGTAAAGCAACAAGCTTAACTCTTAGTAATTTGAAAGCTAATACAAACTATAAATTCTATGTAAGAATGGTCGATAACTATGGTCAGCATTCATTAGCAGCTAGTACATCATTTACAACATTGAACCCTGAAAAACCAAATGTAGGTGGTATTGAATGTAAACGGTTAACACCATTCGGCGGTATGTTTGCTTGGTATGGATTCTCTGTAAATGAAGGAGCTACAATAGATCATTACGAATATTCAATAGACAATTCAAATTGGATTAATTTGGGAACTGATACGCAAATTAATTTAGACAATTTAAGCTCTGAAACAAGTTATACATTATACGTTCGTTTAGTTGATAACTTCGGTTCTAAATCAGATAGTGCTACATTCAGTTTTAAAACATTAGTTGACCAATTGAAGATTGCATACAACCCAAATACGTATGAAGAAAACATCCTTACAAAAGACGGAGTAGACATCTTAGCTAATAATGGAGATAACTTGATTGTTGGTGTTCTTGGTAGAGAAAGGCTTAGAACTGCTAGAGTTTTCTACAACGATAACGGAGTAATAAAGAAAGTAAAAGCATCTTATTTCAACAAGAAAGGTAAGATTATACGTCATAAAAACTATGGCAGTTAGGAGGTATATAAATGGGTGTTAGAATTGCAGAATTGCCTTCAAGCAAAGGCATTTCAAAAAAAGATTTAATTATCGTACAAGATAATGAAGCTACCAAACAAGGTACAGTCCAACAATTAGATGATTCTTTAGGTGTAAGTAGGCTTAAAGAAGAATTTGAAGCATTGGGATTATCTGTAGACGAAGAAGGATATATTGTTCAGGAGGTACAATAATAATGGCAAAACACAGAATTTTAACAGATGAAACAGGAGAAAAAATTGTAAAAGCATTGAATATCATTGCTCAAAATGGAATTTCACATCAATCAATGGATTGGCAGAAAGCAAGAACATTAATTGCAAACGGAGTCGGTGAAAGTGCGTTTGCTATTGGTACGCAGTTAATTGAAAAATGGACAGATACAGCTAATTCAAAAGATTACGATATGCCATGGCAAGTAAATCACTTTGAAGATGTTACGTTAGAGGATGGAGAAGTAGTCCCTGGAATGTGGTTACAAACGCATTATACTTTGCCTTTTGGTATTCAATTTTCGCATCAGAGAGCGTTTCTGGCGTGTCCTGATGGACTTAGTGCTGGTACTTACAATTTTGATTTTGCAAAGGCATGGAGAAATAATGTTAAACCAGGAATTAATTACCAATTCACATTAACTAATCCTGTAGAAAGAGGTGGTAGATTAGCTGGATGCTATGGAGCACCCGACAAAGCACCATCTAGTTGGAAGGTTTATTCATATGGTAAAGACGGAATTACATTAAATGAGACGGTAAATGTTACTGTTGGTAGTGGTGGAACAAATCTAGGAACAATCCAACATGATAGTAGAAGCGGAAATTTAAACTCTGTACAAGAAATGGCTTACGGATGGAACAGATGGAAAACATCTGCTTTAAGACAGTATTTGAACTCAAGTAAACCAAAAGGACAATGGTGGACTCCACAAGACCAATGGGATATTTGCCCAGACCAATTAGCTTCTAAAGACGGATTCTTATGTGGTATGCCTGATGAAATGCTAAATTGCTTAAAAAAAGTAAAGGTAGTTACTTATGCTAATACCGTTAACGATGAAGGTGCTGAGGATATTACGTATGATTATGTTACGTTGCCTTCATTATCTCAGATGTTCATTAAACAACAAACTAGTGGTGAAGGTGATGTTCACACCTATTGGAAAAGAAGAAGCGGACGTACAACACCTTGTGAATGGTATACAAATTATCCAAATATGGTTGAGTATTCCATTGCTAACAAAACATCACCTCAGCACGTCCGTTTGCGTTCGGCCTACCAAGGCAATGCTTGTGATGCGTGGAGTGTGCACACTAGTGGCCTTGTCGGCAGCTACGACAGCGCTTCTTATGCGCATACGTTCGCCCTGCTTGTTTGTATCGCATAAATCTAAAATCGGGGCAGACAACGTACTGCCCCATGCAAGGAAAGGAATTATTAAATGGCAACTAATGTAAATGAAAGGAATGTACCTGATACACCGACAAATAAAATGTTGGATTGTTTATGGGAAGCTAGAAACTTGTCTTTGTATACTGTAAAGATTTGTTCAAACACAAACAATTTTCCGCCTGAGTATTATCAAACAATGACTGGCGATATGATTAAGAAAGCTAAAGATATATACAGACTTGGAAAAAGAGCAAACGCAATCTATGTTCAAGGTAAGACAGGACATGAAAGATGGGAAGAACAATTGCAAAATGATACATGGATAAACAGAAAACCTAAGCAGATTGTTGTTACATATCCAAAAAGAAGGGAGTGTTTAAGCATTCCTTTTAGGGATAGAGTTTATCAACGTAGTATTAACGATAATTCATTATATCCTCAAACAACAAAGCACTTTGTATATACAAATATAGCTTGTCAAAAGTTCAAAGGAACAAAGAAAGCTATGGATGTAATGAGACAATATCTTCATAGATATTACATCAATAACAAAACGAATGTAGGCTATGTTGTATGGATAGATATACATGGATATTATCAAAATATGATACATAAAGATGTCAACGAATGTTTTTATAAGATGTGCGATTCAGATACTGCTAGTATGTCTAAAGATGTGTTAGATACACAATATTCAAGAGATATTGGATATAATCCAGGTTCTCAAATGGTTCAGATTGCTGGCATAAGCTTATTGAATGAATTGGATCATTTCATCAAAGAAAAACTACATTGCAAAAGTTTCATAAGATATATGGATGATTCCTATTTGATTACAAATGACAAAGAAAAAGCGAAACAATGGAAGAAAATAGTTTGTGATAAGTTAATCGAATTAGGGTTTGAACCTAATCCAAAGAAAGCCAAGGTTCTAAGAATAGATAAAGGATTTATGTTTCTTGGATTTAAAGCTACATTATCAAAAACGGGAAAGGTTTATTACAACCTAAGTTCAGAAAATATAAAACATGAAAGGCGAAAATTAAAGAAACAAGTCATTAAAGCTAAGAAAGGTGAAATGACAAAAGAAGAAATTGATGCAAGCCTTCATAGTTGGAAATCACACGCAGAATTAGGAAATACGTACAAGTTATTGCAAAGAATAGATGCGTATTACGCTAATCTATGAAAGGAGATAAAAGTATGATTATCAAACAATTAAATGTTTCTATCGAAAAACAAGCTCAAGAAGAATATCAAGCTTCACAAGTTCAATCTACAAAAGATGAATTGGCAAATCAAAAGTTTCTAACGGAATACGTTGCTTGTATGGCAGGAATTGAATTACCTGTCGACGAAGAAGAAACGGAGGGAATGACTCATGTACAGGATTTTGAATAATCAGAAAAGCAGAGTGATTGACGGAAAGTATAGCAAAGATAATTATATTTTCTTAGTAGAACAAGCTTATAAGAAAAAGAAAATCACTAAAGCAGAATATCAAGAGTTGATTGATTTTGAGTAATTTCGAGTACATTCAATATTTATTAGATATTATTGATAAGCAAAATAAAATCATTCAAGAACAGAATGAAATTCTATTTATGAATGGAATTGATGTTTTGGATAAAGAGAAAGGGCGATAATGTACGTCCTTTTCTTTTCATTATATAATTGATATGCCATAAAACAGTACCTAAGAAAATATAAGAGAGATGAAATATTTTTGGAGGTGTAAATTTATGAATGTACAAGATTTTTTAACTTTATTACAGACTGCTGCTACTTTAGTTTGTGGTGGATTAGCTTTATATTTTAAATTCAGTACGAAAGCTAAAACTAAAGCAAAAGAAGTTCAAGAAGTGATTGCTAAAATTACTGCACAAGCAGTTGTATACATTAAAGAAGCAGAGGACAACTACAAAGATACAACTAATGCAGGTGGCAAGAAGTTTGAAGAAGTTGTCGGTAAGCTTTATGATCTAGTGCCTGATGCATTGCATGGAATTATAACAAAAGAAATGATTAGTGAAATTGTTCAAAGCACTTTTGATGAAATTGAAGAATACGTTAAGATTCAATTAGATAATGGAATTGATAAAATCAACGTCAAAGGTGACTAATAGTGAAGGTAATCACTATTGATCTAGAATATGTTTTATGGCTTTTTGGGTTCATTGCTTCCGCTTGGGGAGTAGTTAAAATCATTAAAGAAGTAAAGAAACCTAATGACGATTTAAAAGAAACTGTTAGAAAACACGAAGAATGGTTAGTAAGAGATAATGATAGAATAAAATCAATTGAAAGTTTAGTTATCACACAAGAAGGGATTAAGAAAGAATTGAATGAGCATTCTCGAAGGCTTGGAGAACATGAAGAAAGATTAGAAGAAGATAAGCAACGTGGTAATTTGACATTAAAAGCAAATATCGCAATCATCAACAATATGCTTTCTGAAAACGACAAAGATAAACTCCAAGAAACTAGAGATGAGATTCAAAACTTTCTGCTAGATAAAAACTAAGGAGGTTAAATAATGGGAACTCCACAAGAGTTTTATAACTATGCTCTCAATAAGGTTTTTAACAACAGAGGGCAAATAATGAACATTAATTATGTTCAAAGTGGTGAACCATATGGAGGGCAATGCGTTTCATTAATTCAAGGATTAATGGCATGGGGAGGAAAGCCATGTATTCCTCGTGGCCATGCTCGTGATTGGTGGTTTAACAGAGCAAGCAATGGTGTGTTAAGTTATTTTGATGTTGTTACAGGTGCTCCTCAAAATGGTGACGTAGGAGTTTCTGTAGGAGGCGATGCAAGATATGGACATATATTTATCTATTGGGAAGGTAGAGCACTCTCTCAGAACGTTCTAGGCAACCCTAAAGCTATGTTATGGCCATTAAACTATCAAGGTGCTATTTGGGGATATTTAAGACCTAAATTCTATACTAATGCTTCTACATATAATGCTTCTCAATTGATTAAAGAAAATGGAATGGCCACATTTGAAAATGATACTGCTATCGTTATTCATAGAGATACTCCAACAGGTGCTTCTTATGGAACATTTGTAAAGGGCGAAAAACAAGTCTATACAGAAAAATGGGTAGGACTTGGACATAGATGGATTTCATGGATTCATACAAATGGAGTTAGATGTTTCGCAGCAGTTAGTGGTAGTGAATCATATGGTGTTGATCCATGGGCCACAATCGGTGCTCCTGAAACAAAAGATATTGAATTAACACAAGAAGATGGAATTGCTGAATTTATTGTTGATGGTGTACATAAACACTACGATAATCCAAGCGGAGAAATTTTCGGTCAATGTAATTCAGGAGACAAGATTCGTTATTATTGGAAGTGTGTTACAAATGGACATAGATATGTTGTTGGCAAAGAAGGAGACAGAAAGTTCTTTGTTGCAGTATCTGCTACAGAGGATAGAAGTCAAATGTGGGCGAAATTCAGTGCTCCTGATACAAATACTAAGGAAGATACAAAAGAGCCTTCTAAGCCTTCTACAGAGCCTTCTAAGCCAACCACAACAGATTACACTAAGAATGTTAAGGGATATGGAATTGATATTTCAGAACACAACAGTTCAGACATTGATTTATCAAAATATGACTTTGTTATCTTGCGTGCTTCATATGGAGAATACACTGATAAGAAATTTGAATACTTTGCAGATAAATGTGAACAATTAAAGATTCCTTATGGTGTGTACTGCTATGATTATGCGTTAGATGATAGTCAAGCTAGAGCGGAAGCAGAGTATGTATATAATCTAGTCAAAGACAGAAATGTTCAATTAGGTGTATGGTTTGATATGGAGGACGCAGATAATTACAAGAAGAAAGCTGGTGTCTTAACAAAAGAAAGATGTTCTTTCTCATGTAAAGTGTTCTGCGACTATATGAGTGCTAAGGGATATTATACAGGTGTTTATACTAGTACTAGTTGGATAGGAACATTTGTAGAAACAACATATCCTATTTGGATTGCAAATTGGGGTACGAATGATGGTAATATTCAATCAGACCAATCTGGTGTAGGTGTTATTCATCAGTATGCAGCTAACCCAATTGACAAAGATATAATCTTCCATGATATTGATTTTTATAAGTCAAATCCTAAGAAAGATGAATCAACAGACGATAAAAAGGACGAAAATGGTTCAGAAAATAAAAAAGATGAACCAAATACAGATTCTAAAGATGATAATGGAAACAAAATCAATGTAACAGGTATCAATAAATTAATTGAACTGTTGC